TTCGTGTTGGTAATGCTGTGGTATTACCTTGTTAATACATAGTATAGATGAAGCCTGTCCAGAGTGCAACACTTTTCTTAAAAATATACCAATTTATTTTCGACAAAAAAAATACACCCCAGAAGGGTGCACTAAACTTGGTCTGCTTGCTTTAGTTTTACTGTAAGGTCATAAACCTCGTTTTCCAACTCGTCTATTCTTTCCTGCATTTCTTTTCTTTGTAGGTCACCTTGTTCTTTTAAGTGAACAAAGGCTTTTAGTTGATTCTCTTTTGTCCATATCTCAACTTTTTTAACCCGCAAAAGTTTATCAAGCTCCTCGATTTTATCCCTTGAAGTTTTCAGCTCAAGTTGCGCACCATTGAGGAGGCTCCTGTCATGCATCCAAGCATCATAGACCTGTCTTAGTGCCTCATCTTTTTCGACAAGCTCAGTGGTGATAAGTGCTTTGTTGTAAAATAAACTCTCCAGCCATTTCCACATTACAGGGTTCCTCCTTGTATCCTGTAGACCAGTTCAGTTATCTCACTAGCTAATTCATCAGACGTTCCATTATTATCGATAACATAATCAGGCTCAAAACCGTCAAGGGTATTCTCTGTCTCGTTACTTAAATACTCTGGACTGATTGTCTCCCCGAGGTTGAGCATTCTCTCGATTCTGATTGTCTTTAAAGAGTCTATCCTCACAAAGATAAACCCCTGTGACTTTAAGAAGTCGTACTCATTTTGTTGCCTGCAATCAGTATTAACGAGTGAGCGTCTTGGATTGTTAAAAGCTCTAACGTTTTCCATTTCTAGTTTCGCTTTCTTGACCCACACATCAGGATCAATCTTCCGCATATCTTGACCGTACTCAATCAGTTTTTCTACTGGCTTTGGCTCCATTGGAATATCTGGAAAGGTTGAGTGGAAATGGTGCTTTAAATGTTTACCGAACGACACTTGGTAGGTGAGGAACCCCATCTTGTTGATGATCCTTGCCGCCTCGTCTTTTCCGCTTCTGCGCTTGCCATAGAAAGCTATATCAGGAAGTTGCTTATAAAACATATCTAAAGGTATCGACATCATTTCTCCTCCTTGAAGTCACTAAGGTTGTTTAATACCCATTGTTGAAAGAAAAACTCAATGACCGTCAATTCTTTTATTGTGAACGTTCTTCCATTGGCGTTCTTTGTTTTGCTGGCTGACCAGACAGAAAGCTCTCCAGTGTTAACATTAAAGTCCATAAGCATCGGGGCACCGTACAAACAGATGTGCTCAGAAGAAGTCCTCCGAGGCGATGCCTCTCCAAGGTCTAGCTCTCTGGAGATGTCTTCCTTTAGCTTCTTTGAGTAAGCTGTCCATCTCCATTGTTGGATGCTGTAGAGGTTATACTTCATGGGTATACACTCCATTAAAATAAAGCTCGTCACCTATTTCATCCATTGCAACATCAATACCCCACTGGTTTTTTTCTGCTTCCTCAAGGTTATCGTGAATACGTGATACTTGATGGGCTAACTTTGATGTTTTTTCTTTTAACATTGCTTTTACATCTGCTGGTATATCTGCACTTGCTTCTATATAGTCATATAACTCAAAGAGTTTATTTCTAACCGAGATCGTCTTTTCTTCCCCAGCGCCACTTGTCATACAGTATCGCTCCTTTACTTAGTAGTATGCTAATGAGTTTGCCTGCCAAGGCAAGCAGTGTGACATATACAAACAGGAATGCCACAACCGCAAGCCCAGCTAGGAAAGTTAAAAAGAATGTCATAAGTTAAAGCCGCCGTGAATAACTATGTGGTATAGAATGACTGTGGTAATAACATTGAGGAACAAAGCAACCATACAGACGACCGTCTTGATGCCCTTAGAGTTTATAATTTCGATCACGGTTGAAATACAAGCAAGTATTCCGACAATGAATACTATCCACATTACGAATAAAGTCATTTAGTTTCCTCCTAGTGTATAAAGCATGAATACAACTAACAATATAGAGACAACAAGGTGAACATTGAACTCGAATTTATCCTCATCGAGAACCCTAGCAAGTACAAATCCAGAAACTGAAACTATAAAGTAGAGGGATACTAAGATCACAGTCAGCAATGTCATTTGTCGAACCCTCCTCTACCGTGACAACGATCACAAGTGGTATACTCACGAGTGCCACCAATGTTGACAACTAATTTTCCTTTGCCATGACAACTAGCGCATTTGATGAGTGGAACCTTCTTAGTTGACAACTTAAGAATATCTGATCTCTTCATGCTGAGAATTTCCTCGGCGGCGCTCTCATATTGTCCACACTTTGGTTTCAATAGCTTGCCAGTTTTCTCCGAGCGTCTTACATCAACCCAGCGTTCTCCACCGAACATCTCCTCTGCCTTGGCGCATCTTGCTTGTTCTCCTGTACGGGGCATGTCTTTAAAGTCTTTGGCAAATTTGCAATGGTAACAACTCATGAGTATTGCCTCCTTATAGTTTCGTATATTTGTCAATCAGGTCTTGCCTTTTCAGAACCCACCAGACGTATATCCAGAGAGGCAACTCCTTAAGCCGCCTCGTCATGATTCTTCCGCCTTGACGAATTGCTCAACCGCTGTAGGGAAAAGCTCTTTAGCAATAACAAGAACCGCCTTGGCATACTCTTGAATTTCTACCTGACTATCTTCCTCAAGTCGTTGGGCTAGGAAATGACAGATACTTTGTAGGCTTCCAGTCCACCAGTAGCGAACGTACAATCCGTAAGCTGGTAAGAATAGCCTTGCTTGCTCGGTGCATACTCCCATTTTCAAGGCATCCTCATAAAGTTCAATCCCTTCGAGCTGGTGCTCATATAAGAACACTGAAAGTCTTTCTCCTACTTTTCTTTCGAGTGGCTCTCCTGATCCCTGCTTAGAGTTCTCTGGAGCACTTCTCCATTGGTGAGGTAAAGGAAGGTAAAACTCTACATCATCGTTTACATATCTTCGAGAGCCTTCGTTCCATGCGTCCATTGTGTGGTCAGAGCCGACAACGTACTTCCAATGCTGGCGTGCAACCATAAGAGGTGCATACATTTCGAGTTGCAATGTAGCGTGTCTAAACGGTGAAGTATGACCCTCTCTGGCTAGGAACCTGATTAGTCGTGCATCTGCCTCGGTTAACTCTAAGGACTCATTGTGGTATGAAACCCTAGCGGCGTTTGCTACTGTGAGATCGCTCCCCATGTGATCTTTGTACCGTACATACCCTTTGTCTAATACTTTGATGTGACGCTCATATTTTTCTGCCATTACTTTGTTACCTCCTTGAGATCGCTGATAAGTTGCTCCAGAAATGGGATGTGTTTTTTATCGAGGATAAAAACCTCCTCACTTTCCATACACTCTATGACGAGTTCTATATCTTTCATTTTGTCTCGTCTAATCTCATAGTGCATATAGCCAATTGGCAATTGCCCTGAGTTGACATCGTTGACGGTAACACTTCTCAGGTATTTTCCTTGTTGCTGTAAGTGAGGAAACTCCATCATTTGATCTCCATCCCTTCGAGGTAATCCCTCATATTTTTAATTGCTCGTTCTTTTGCCTGCCGTGTTGCTTGCTTTGACATTCCAAGCTCATCAGATGATTCCTTGAGAGACCACCCTCGAATAACGATGAGGTTGATAACTTGCTTTTGTAAATCTGTCAAGCTATTAAAGGCGGCGTACAAGTTGGCTGTCTCTGCTGTGATCTCTTTTTCGTCTTCCTCAGTGTTCAAGATGGAGCGAACCTCATCAATGAAGTCTACACCCTCTGGTAGTGCTTTCTCGTTGATCTTCGTGTCAGCTACAGCATTGAAGAATGTATTGTATACTCTGTTATGTAGCTTACCGATGATCAGAGCCGCAAAGGTTCCTTGGGTGACATCATACTCATAACATAGCTGGAAGAAGTGCATCATAATTTCTTGGAATAAATCCTCTTTGTCTTGGGCTGTCCAATCAATTGTAATGGTTGAGCCTGCTCGGTTCTTTGGCTTGTGGGGTACATTGTAGATGTACGAAACCACATCAGCATATCTCTTCAATAACTTGAAGCCGCACTCTTCATCGCCTCTAATGAAGCCACCGACTAGAAAACGATCTTCGCTTTGGTCTCTCGTGATGGGTTGAACCTTCTTGGATATCTTCGCTCGGAACTGGTCTAACTCTCTTAAACTATTCATGTTTTTCCTCCTTGGTGTGTCTCTAGTATAACCTTGGTCATACTTTTAGTCAATACTTTTTGATAGGAACCTAGCAACTAATTCAGTTTTAAAATCTGGTAATGGATCGCCCAATCTCTCGACCTTCTTGAGATCGCCTTCCTTTTGAGCTTTCCTGATCTTGCGGTTATGCTTAAGGTTTGGCTCCCTGATCCATCCACCATCTATATTACTCTTAGAGACACAGATCAGTTCCTCATCGAAGTTTGCGAAGAATAGTTTTTCTTTTAACTTAAACTCTGGAGTAAGCATCCCCTTGACATCTATGACCAACTTTGTTCCGCAAGGGAATGTGAGAAGAAAGTCCGACTTGTACTTGATTGGGTTGAATGTTCGACCATGCTTGACAGTTTTTCTAAGAAGGACGTATTCAGGTTGCAACTCGTAAGTAAAACCAAAGAATGGTTGCACATCTTGGAGCCATAAGTAAAATTCTCCCTCTGCTTTGCTATCAAATACTATTCCGTCAATCTCTGTTTTGGTGGCATTGAACTTACCGTTACGCTTCTTCATAGCGCACCCCATCCAGTTTGCTCAAATGGTTTGCATGAACCATCCTGAAACTTGAAACAGAATTTACATTCAAACGCTCTAATGTTTTTAGGGAAATTGTTTGTCTCTACAGCTTTAATAATATCATCGACAACACCCTTGGTTCTCACTAGGATATCTGAGACAGAGAACTCAACCACTGGAGCACGCTGATTGGTGAACCTATATACTCCTTCACCTTGATGGATTGCTGTCTGGAATTTATCTATAACAGGGTGATAAAATTGTACAGCTTTTGGGTATGCTCCAAACTCGGAGTGAATCTGAGCAACGTACAAACCTAGTTGTAAATCATCTTGTAAGTATTTCTTACTCTTAGGGTTTGATCCTGTTTTATAATCTGTCACGATCCAACTAGATGGGTCATCCTTATCTCCATCTATTCTGTCCACAAAGGATTTCATAAGAGGGATGCCCTCTCCAATGTCTGCGACAAATTCACGTTCTACAAAACATGGTGCCGCCTCGTTGGAGTAGGTCTCCAAGAAGTTATCTAAAGCGCTGACACCCTTCTCGTACATCTTGTGGAAGTCTTCCTTGTCGATAAACATTTTCTTATCGTATTGCCTTACACCTTGGTTGTACATTTTCATGAGGTCTCTTCTGGTTAGCTCAGTATCATTCTTTTGAGCCCTGCTGTGTGCCTCGAAGACTTCATGGAGGTTGCTTCCTGCAATGGTGTACTTGTTTCCGTTTGATCTCTGACCATCAATATAAGTGAGGTAAAACTCATGAGGGCAACTCATGAAGGTGTTTAATTGTGAATAAGATGCCCTCTTTAGTGGGTAGTCTGCTCTTGCCAATTAGTCCAGCTCCTTGATGGTATCGACAATCAGCTTTTCTCCGTCTCGTTTGCCTTCTGCCATTACCTTTTTATTTTTCTTGATGGTGTCACTATTTGAACCGTAGATGTGGCTAAAGATGACAAGCTCTCTTACACCCTCTTGGGTATCCAAAGTAGCAAAAGCCATGCGGTTACCGTTTTTGTCGTTAAATGCTTTTATCTTTGAGATTTGCCCTGCTGTGAATGCTCCCTTAACTCCATCAGGGAATGAGCTCCAAGGTTTGAGATGGTATTTATCCATTGGGTTGTGAGTTACATAAACACCTAAGAGTTCTTTTTCCTCATCAGCCATAATGTTTTCGTTCCACTCCATGTTTCTAGCTTCCTCGATTGTCTTCTTTGGGTCTTTCTTGAGTTCGAGGTACTTAACATATATTTCTTTACGAGTCAACTCAGGGTGCAAACTGTCAAATGCTCCTGCAAAGATTAATGGCTTCATAGCTCGTTTAGTTACAACTCTTTTATTGACTCTATCAAACAAGTCATCTAGTGATGTGAATGGTCTGTTCTCCAATAGTTCGATTACAGCTTTTTCACCAACTCCGTTTATCATCCCCATTGGGAAGATGATACGACCTTGAGAGGCAACGAATGAAAGCTCTGACTTGTTCACATCTGGTGCAATGACTTCAAAGTTTTCTCTCTTAATGTCTTGGAATACTTTGGCGAGGGTTTCTTGATCTGACATTTTACTTGTTAGAATCGCAGACATATAGTGTTCTGGATAGTAATGCTCAAGGTATACTGTCAGGTAAGTAAGCATGGAGTACGCTACTCCGTGAGACTTGTTGAACCCGTAACCCATATACTGGACGATTCGATCCCAAAGCTGGCTCATTTCCTCAGAGTATGAACCATAACCATTTCCAAAACAATCTCTTACAAATTCATCTCTCAAGCCCTCAAGTTGCTCAGCACTCATCTTGCGGAGTTTATCACCTCGTCCGTAATCCCAGCCAGCAAAATGATGAACAAGTTGCATAACGTGTTCCTGATAAGTTATAACCCCGTAAGTTTCACCCGTGATCTCTACCTCTTCTGGATGGCTGTATCGCTCTTCCTCTCTGCCATTCTTGATGTTGGCATATCTCCAAGTATCTCCAGAGGCTAAAGCTGGTGGACGGTACAAAGCATTGATCGCCACGATGTGTTTAAACTCAGTAGGTTGAACTTGCTTACACAAGTCACGCATTCCACTTGAGTTAAACTGAAAGGAGTTGCTTGTCAATCCTTTTGAGATGCGCTCATACACCGCTGGATCGTCTGCTCTTCTGGCGATCTCGTAAATATCCAGATACTCTCCTGTTTCTATGTGAATTGACTCTAGGCATGATCCAACGATTGACAATGTTTTCAAACCGAGGAAGTCAAACTTGACTCCGCCCATTTCTTCTACGTCATCTTTGTTCCACTGGACAGCCGTCTCCTCTTTGGTTCCGTGTAAAGGGAAATGGTTTGTCAAGTCATCAGGTGTAATAAGAATGCCGCCAGCATGGATTGATGTATTACTGATAACACCCTCAAAGGCTTCTGCCATCTTGAAAACATCCTCCAGAGGAATCCTCTTACCTTGCTTTGTCTCGACTGTTTCTTTTCTCATCTTTGCCAGCTTTGGTACCACATTGTATACTTCCTCGATGAGCATGTTGTCAGGGATCAAATTTGTGATCTCTTGAGACTTTCCGAATGGTACGTCATAAATCATCAAGGCATTCTTAAAGGCTGACTTAGCAGACATCTTTGTATAGTTAGTCACTTGAGCAACTCGGTTGTATCCGTACTTCTCTTTAAGGTAAGTGAACAACTCGTGGCGGCGCTCTGACTGAATGTCTGTATCAATATCGGGCATCTTCTGTCTAGTGATATCTAGGAATCTTTCAAAGAAGAGACCATGCTTGATAGGGTCAACCTCTGTGATATCCAGTAGGTAAGCCACAAGAGAGCCAGCTCCAGAGCCTCGACCAAAGTTGATCAAAATTCCCTGTTCCTTGCACCACTTGATGGCATCAGCCACAATAAGGAAATAGTCAATGTAACCCTTTTGAGAAATGACTCCTAGCTCAAACTTGACACGTTCAATGTAAGTGGTTGTGATCTTTGGTATCTTCCTCTTGAGACCGTCCTTGATCATAGCTTGAATGTGTTTCAAACTCGTTGTGTCTCCCTCCAAAGGGAAAACAGGTAATAGGTCTTTGTCCTTCTTGAGATCAAAGTCAACCTTGTCGGCAACCTTGCCAGTGTTATTCATTGCCTCGATAACTTGGTCTTTTGGGTAACCTTGATTGATAAAGTCCAAGAATACTTGCTTGCTACCTTTGAGCCAGTAGCTTTCCTCGCTAGGATACATTGGTGGATCATCCATTGTTGCTTTCCTTGCTAGGCAAAGCATCCCCATATGAGCCGTCATGTCCTGCTGGTCTACATAGTGAACGTCACAGGTGGCTAGAAGGGGTACATCTTCCTCAAGTGAAGCCTTGAAAAGAAAATCGTTAACCATCTTTTGTTCAGACATTGGAGTTGGTTGCACCTCAAGGTAAAAGTCTCCCAATGCATCGAACTGTCTAATTAGCTTAATAGCTTGCTTGTGTTCGCCATTAAGGATAGCTTGAGGGATAACACCAGCCAAGCAAGAACTCGTTACTACGACACCCTCAGAGTGTTTTACGAGGTCATTAAAGCTAAAGCGTGGTCTACCATGAAACCCGTCAATGAATCCTATTGAGGACAACTTCATCAGGTTTCTAAACCCTGTTTCATTTTTAGCAAGTAGCAACTGGTGGTAATGCTTCTCGGTTTTATCAGCTCTGTCTCCCATTGTCATGTAACCTTCAAAGCCAGCGATACCCTTAATGCCTTTTTGCTTTGCGAGATTCATGAACTCAGGAATACCATGCATGGCTCCATGATCTGTGAGCCCGATGGCTTTTTGTTTATTCTCTATTGCTCGGTCAATTAGTTTATCTATTCGGGAGTGTGCATCCCTTTCCGAGTAACAACTGTGGTTGTGCAACTGAACGAAACAAACTTTACACATTTTGCGTCCTCCTTATTTCCCTGTTATATCATAGAAGGTCGGGTCTTGAATCTTCAAAGCTCCCTCAACTCCGTGGTACATGACCAGCAAGCTAAAGTCTTTAGTAAACCTTCTGAGTCCGTACTTGTTCATGTACCGCCTGATAGTTCTCTGTTCACATCCAAGCATGTTAGCTATCTCGATTGTGGATAACCCCTCTGTGTAGTACATGTAAGCTAATAGCAAAGGGTTCTTGTATGTGTTCTCATAAATGGATGGCATCTCTCCGATCTTATCTAATGCGTAGTGCTCAAACGAGATATTGTCTCCTAGGCGACCAAAGTGAATAGGAGCTTTTCGCTTACTCATCTTCTTCGACCTCTTTTTGAAAGTCTGCGAGAATTTCGTCAATTGATTTATTGTGAAATGCCTCTAATGACTCGATCTGGTCTTTATGATTTGTTATTTCTTTGATGTGAATATAATCAGTTTTGCCAGCATCCTTGATGTACAGATTAGCATGAGCGATCAGGTCATCTGTTGAGGCTACTTTTGCGATATTTCCTTTGTTGTCTGGTAGTAACTCTAAAAGTAGCATTAAAGGGTGATCCTCAGAATGTTCGACCACCTCTGTTATCTGCTTGATGACTTCCTCTTTTCCGCCTTCTTCATATAGTTTGCCAAGCTCCTCATACGTTCTTTTATCAACAATCATTCTTGTTCCTCCCCAAACCGTTTTAACCACTCTTTGTATGGCATCTTGTTTCTGTCTACTTCATCAAGCTCTTCTTTGGTACAGTCATCAGCATCTTTACCATCAGGGTAAACAAGAACATGAATGTCGAACTTGTACTTAGCCCTCTTGATAGCTCTCCTGATTCCGTTCCGCCCTGCTGGGTCATTGTCAAACCCAAAATCGAGACCGATCACACCAGCTTTGTATAGTTGCTCGATGTGCTCCTCTGTGAAGAATACCCCGATAGGAGCGCAAACGTTTTTATGTCCTGAGTCATACCAGCGTGCACAATCAAAGACACCCTCAACAATCTTAACCGTGTAGCCGTACTCTTCGAGAAACTTCTTATTTCTCCCCAGCCCTGTGAGGAAGAACCCTGTGTGTAAGTTCCTCGGTCGATGCATGAACTTTTCTGGTTGATCTGCTTTGGTTGCTCTGCCAGTTATACCAACAAGGCGGTTGTCTACATCCTCAAAGGGAATGATGATCCTGTCTTTTAGCTCTCCATCTTTTGCAAGGAAGAACTTCCAATGTGCAATGGTTTCTGGTGAGTAGTCTCTGTATGAGCTTACCTTTGCAAGTTTCATTCTTGGCATCTTGAATGTAGGTAGTTCTTTTTTGTCTTGCTTCCTCATCATCCGTTCAATAAACTTTCTGGCTTCCTCTGAGTGAGGACGCTCCTCGATGGTTTCACTATTCCAGTCAACCGAGACATCGAACAATTCAGCCAGCTTGTAAGCCGCCTCTTTGAAGGTGCAATCATCTGCTTTCATAACGAGGTCAAACGCATCTCCAGAGCATCCCTGAGTGTGACAATAGAATAGTTTGTCTTTTTCATTACTAACCATTGCCGTCGGGTTGTCTCCACCGTGGCAAACACACGAGGAGCGCAATTCTCCTCGACCTGTTGGCTTGCCTCCGTAGTGAGAAATCAGCTCCCTCATGTCAACGGCTTTTAGTATGCGGTCTGTCGCTATTTTAGCCAATCATCTCAAGCCTCCATGTCTTACCGTCTGATTTTACAGGAGTCCAGTCAAGGGGTTTCCCTGTCCGTTGATCTGATATTTTAAACATGTGAGTTGCTCCTGTTGATGTAAACTCATCTGGTGTTGTTCTTCTGAAAATACATACCCTGTTCGCAAGTTGTAAGATACGGTCTGACCCACCAATATTATCTGAGTTTGCTTCGTCACTGTTTCCACTTCTGTTAAGCTGTACAGCGGATATTATCGGAAGCTGTGTGGTTCCTGCCAAGTCTTTAAGTTTGCTTGTCAAGTACCCTAGTTGTTGCCACTCTTTGTCACCGAGCTTGCTGTCACTTGAAGGTAGCTTGATATAGTCAAAGCATACCAGTTTAATTCCGTGGTTGATCTGGTACTCTCTGACGATGTGTTCAATCTTCTCAGGGGTGAAGAATGGTAAATAAATATGATAGAAGTTTCCTGACTCGATAATTCTTGATGCTTCCGCTACAGCTTTCATTTTCTGTTTAGCTGTACCATTGAATGTATCCTTTGCGAATTGACCGTTTTCGATCTCAGTGTGGTCAACCCCAGATATCAATGAGAGGAGTCTGTCTTCTTGTTCATGGGAGTAATTCTCCGTGTCGATATACAAAACGGGGATGCCATCATCATGACATATCTTTTTACACCAATTAACAAGAACCGTTGATTTACCGACCTTTGGTCTAGCTCCTACTATGGTAAGTTCTCCATCAACCAAACCCCTTGCCGCTAAGTCGAATGCTCCCCATCCCGTCTTGATTCCTATTACATCTTTTGGGGCTTTGGCTCTTTGCTTTATTCTTTCCTTGATACCCTCACCAAGTTTCTTGACCGCTTGACCCACTGAGTAATCGAGCCCGATATTCCTGAATTGAGTCTCTACCCCTGAAAGGTATTCATCTAGTGGGGTGTCATGATCGTGAAGAGCCCTATTAGCTACCTCAAGGGCTTTAGCTCTAATGTCACGTCTAGCAGAAGCCTGAATGATTTGCTCAACAAGCATCTTTGTATTGGGTGCTATGTCAACCCTCGCTAGTTGTTCCAGATAATCAATTCCGCCAATTTCATTTATTGCTTCATTGGCTTTCTCGTCAGTGAAAACATTTGTTATGGCTATTGGGTCTAATTCTGCTTGCTTGTCATATAGATAGACTAAAGCCATATAGATAAAGCGATGACCGTCAACGGCGAACATATCAGGAACCAACCCCATTGACTTTGTCATGATAAGCTGAGAAGGGTCACTCAAAATAATGCTTATCAATGCCCTCTCTGAACCATGACGGTGAATCTCTTCTTTCAGGTTTGTTTTTTGGGTCATACTGTACACCATCCTTTTGAGTTTGACCCCTCTTGGTTTTTGCTAAATCAAAGTATGCCTTGATGTATTGCCAATTCGCTCCGACATTTTCGGGGCTTTCCTCTAGGGCTTCCATTTTAGAAAACCCTAGATAGTTTATCCCAAAGTATATTTGCTCAAAGGTGAGCCCCGACTTCCGTAGCATCCACAAGCAATTGTCTATATCGTCATCTTGAAGGTGACAAACATTAACGGTATTCTTGTAGTGCTCCCTCAGTCTTAAAACGTCTTTCATCTGGATTACTCCTCATCGAACATAGCGTCGATTTCCTCTTGAGAGATTTCATCTCCGATGTCCGCTTGCTCATCTTGTCGTGGTGTTTGCTTCTCTTTTACCTCTGGAGCTGGCTCTACCTGTGAGTCCTCTTCGCTTGATGGTAAGTAGTCAGGGTTTGAACTTGCTGTGACATCCTGTGCAGTCTCAGAACCATTACCAAGGACTTCTGCAAAGGTTTTACCGTTAGCAATCAATAGAGCCTGCTCTGGTGTATAGTTTGGAGTTTTAAGCTCAACAAGGTCAACCTTGGCACTCTCGTAAGCCGCCTTCTCTGCATCTGTCAAAGGAACGTTAGAGCGTGCCGCCACCACTTTGTATTTAATGTCTTGGAAGTTACCTTTACCTTTTTCATCTGTCTTGGTGATTGTGATATCATACTCTCTTGGGTCACCGTACTCAGGGTTAAGAGCTAAGTCTTGAATTTGTTTGAAGATGCCGCCTGTACGATCTAATAGTTTAACCTTGCCATCATTACGGTCAAGAACATGGATGACGGCTTTATCTTTCTTGCGTCCGAATGGTTGCTTTTGGTACCCCTCAGTTTTTAAGAACTCGGATCGTTCCTTCTTCTTTCCGTTTGCTTCTGTAAGACCTTTTGCGTCAGCCTCTTTAAACTTCCCTTGCATAAAGTCTCTGTTAGCTTGGTCTAGTAGGTCGCCTTCTTTGAATGCTGAGATGCCACAGCCTTTACCTCCGTTACCTCCTACAGCGTACCATTCACTATAAGTATGTGGAGCCGCATCCAAGATTCTAAGTTTGTTGTCTCCTAGTTTGATATCCATGAATGGCGGAATGTCTCGGCGTGAACCTCCGTTGTTTTCCTCTTCAAAGTTTACGTTACCCCATGCGTTAGTCATTTATAAATCATCCTTTCGAAAGTTGTTTTACCGTGGTATGACCTCGGTACTACTTGATAGTAACATGCTAGTCTATCAAATGTCAATACTTTTCTATCATTTTTTTTGAGTATTACTAGAGTCATAATCCTGACCAGTGAAACACCTGTGAGATCACAGGCTCGTTACTCTTCTTCTGGTTCTTCCTCGATGTCGAAATCAATTGTTGTGTGAACCTGTTTTACTGAGATGGTGACTGAGTATACACATTTGTCTTCCTGTGGGATGAGCTTGGTTTCCTGCTCAAGTACAATCTCAAAGCCGTCTTCTTTCATTACTTCGATGAGCCTTTGGGATTCCTCTATGGTAGGATTATCAGGAATGTTGTATCCATACTCTCTAGCGATCCTGACCATTTCCGCCTCGATTGCTTGCTCAACTTCCTCGGCATATTGGTTGATTGCCTCTTCGTTTACCTTTTTGAAACTCTCCTCGGCTTCTCCTGTCTGGAAGTCCCTGACCGTTTTCAACTTTTTAAAGCCCTTACCCTGTTTGAATTCCATATTTGTTCATCCTCCTTTGTTATATGGTATTACCAGAGTAACACCTTTGTGACACCTTGACAAGAAAAACTTTGCATAAATTTCCCCCGTCTTATGTATAATGGTATATTAACAGTTTTGTAACACAATTGCAACATAAAAAAAAGGCACACCCATGAGGATGCACCCTTTTAGTTTTACTCTTGTGTTTCGTCTGGCTCGTCTTTCTTTTTCTCCTTCGCTACATCTACAGCACCTTGACCGAGGATGTAACTGGACAGGACAGCTACCAATGCCCAGAAAGTTTGCTCATCAATCGGAACTGCAAGTACATCTGTTAAGATCACGAATACAAGAGCACCTAACGCTGTACCTAACTTCTTGGACTTCCACCAGTCTTTTTTCATTTGTTATCACCTTTTCGCCCTTTCTAGCGTATTTTGGTCAGCCTCCAAGTGAGGAGGACTTACGAATATATGAGGAGCCGAGAGATTATTTTACTCTCAGCGTATCTCCAATGTTGATTAAATCAGATTTAAGATTGTTCAGTTTCTTGATGTTTGCTACTGTGGTGCCGTGTGCTTTAGCGATACTGTATAGTGTGTCGCCTTTCTTTACCTTATAAGTTGTACTTGTCTTCTTCACCTTTAGGGTTTGTCCAACACGGATAATGTCACTCTTGAGCCCGTTGAGCTTCTTGAGATCATCCACACTCATTCCATGCTGTTTAGCGATCTTGTAGAGGGTATCCCCCTTTTGCACCTTGTAAGTATCACCCTTTGGTTCAGAAGGCTTAGAAGGTGCCTTAGATGGACTCTCAGTGGGTTTCTTCGCTTTGAGACCTAACACCTTGGCAATACCTTTTGCATGACCTGCGGAGAGCGCCTTGATAAATGATGCGTCCTTTAGTAGCTTGGCATCTGCTGGGTTGTTGATAAACATTGACTCCGTGAGTACAGCACTCATTGAGGTGTTCCGTAATACGGATAGGTCATCAGCTTTTTCCTTACGGTTTGCCACCCCAAAAGAGGCGATCTCGTTAAGGATCGAAGCGTGTAATACTTTTTGGTCATTCTTCGTTGATGATTTTGTAGACAGTTTATTGTAAGTGAGTGTCTCAAAACCTGTACCATTTGTGCCACCTGCTGAGTTGATATGAACAGATACAAATAGGTCTGATTTATTTCTGTTAGCAATGGCGGCACGTTCAGGTAACTCGATAAATTTATCAGTGCTTCTCGTGAGCTGGACACTTACATCAGAGTAATTACTCTCAAGGTAAGACTTGGTTTGCTTAGCTATCTCAAGTGTCAAGTCCTTTTCTTTGAGACCGTTGCCTACTGCCCCCGGGTCTTTACCACCGTGTCCCGCATCAATTGTGACTTTCTTCATTGTATCGCCTCCTAGTTTATTCTTTCTCGGTCTGCCTTTCTTTCGAGCTCTGACCAGATCGTTTGTAGATTGTCCTCCAGACCTACAATGTCGGACTTCATATCTTTAAGGGTTTCGGAAATGTTTTCTAATTGGTGGGTGTTCTGCTTGAGGTGTCCTAGTAAGTCCTTTTCCCTTCGATCAAAACTCTGCCGTTGTTCGACCAGCAATTCTCTATTGTCATTCCTCTGGTGCATGGCTTGTTCTTTGAGCTCTTCGAGTTGCTTCTTGTGCATCTCCATTATATATTGCTCTCTCTCTTGAGAGTGCTCCCTCTGCTGGTCAATGAAGGCTTTCACCCATCGAATCACAGCCGCACCGAGGATTATGAAGAGTATAGCGAAAACAGTCTCTTTACTGGCTATACTCATTACGGCGTTTACATCCATAATGCTTACCCACCTTTATTTAATTGAGCCGAGAATAACGTACGTTCCAGCAACCCTCGCCAGTAAAACACGATCGCCAGCTACAGGAGTATAGCTCCCAAGGCGCTTATATGTCTTTCCAGATGGAGTGTCTTCACCGTCAAACAAAATGGCTGGCTCCCCTCCAGAGTAACCAGAGGGTATACTACCAATCTTGTATGCTCCCTTGTCTTTGTTCTTCTCAATAAGCTCGTTAACAATGCTCACAAATTCTTGGCTATTCATCATATATCAATCACCCTTCTGGCTTCATGCTTCATCGTTGCCCCTGCTTCTAGCGGTATCTCCCAGCTTGACTCTGAAAATACTGCTTCGATACCCAGAGGTGTATAAACGAACTTTATAGAATCATAATACTCATGGAATGGCATGATAGGTGTTTCGAACCTTACCTTTCCATAAACTTGGGATGCTTCAAAGGCGATACGATCTGCCATCCCGTCCAGTGTCGCTTGAGAGCTTATGTCCTCGATTTCTCGAAAGTCTACAATGGTTCTCCGTCTGTTGATTGTCGAGGTCGGACTGTCAGGGCTATTGTTTACCCGTCTTGCCACAAGAGGCGGACTCTCAGGGTTACTTGCTGTAATTACCCAAGTGTTGGCTACATCGTATACATCAAATTCCTCTTCGACATCTTCCATGACAATTGAGAGCTCTCTATCATCGTAAGTGTAATCAAAAGTCTTACTACTTGGCGGACGATAAGGAGTCGTAATGTAATACCCGTAAGCATCAACCCATAAAGGGGTGTTGTTCGTCATCGTTAGAAGTTCGTTAATTGCTTCGAGTTTGCTGACTCCGAGATCAAACTCTTTATCGTTTGTCAAGTTGAGGTTACCTGTAAATTCGATGTTTATTTTCGAGATGCCAGCACTTTTAAGAATATCCCTGACAGCTTTCTCGTAGGTTGTACCTTTCTTGATAGTATAACGGTCGGTGAACTTGTCTTGATCCAGAACGATAAGACCATCATAAGCCTCTACCTCTCTATAGATATTCCCATTTTGGTCATTCCTTGTTGGCGTACTCAGGTAGAAGATACCGAGGGGGAACTCGATCTCTCCCCCATCAGGCATCTGAAATATGACCCAAGGTTGTATCTTATCGACCAGCCAATCTATTTTGTTTTCGACTACTGTCTCAGTGAAGATAAAGTAATCTTCAAGTGTTGCCATGGTCATACCTCCTTAGATGATATTGTTTGCGGACACTCCTCCAGATGAATTATTGGTAAGTCCTCCTGATAGCACGTTTCCGCTGACGTTAATACGAGAGTTAGTATTAGAAACATAAATACTTGTTGGGCAAGCTACTGTACAGAGGTTACCACTGACCGTACCATTTTTGTTACCGACAACGATTCTGATATGGTTTTCATCTCCGCCAGCTTTTTTGTTGCAATCGAAAACGGTGTTACCAACGCAGGAGAAACCATCAATACTATCGAGGTGTATTCCGCTCAATTGCATTCCTCGAATAGTGTTACCTGTGATGCTGATATTCTGCATTACAACACCTGCACCATATACGGCGATTCCACGATTTCCAAAGGCACATACGTTGTTTCCGATTGTAACCTCTGTGGTAATTCCGTTTAGAGCAATGCAAGCACCTGTGTTATCTCCGCCAACGTTGTTACCTGTGACTGTTGCATATCTCACATAGTTCAGGTAGACTACCTCTCCTACTGTAAGACCAGTACAGTTGATTGTGTTTCCTGTGACTTCTGTGTAGTAAATTCGTCCAGTTTCCTCTCCGTAAACCTCGATAGCACGACCATTTGTCATAGTACCTCCAAACTTGTTATTGGCGATAACGAATCTGGAAATGTTTTGAGATTTACCTGTTTGTGCTCCTGTGTTTGCATCAATAGTATCTTTATCATCTGTGGAGATATTCGACCTCACGTTGACACCACGACCACAGTTGATAATCTGGTTATTAGTAAAGTAGAAGTCCTTGTAAGCATAAGCACGACAAGCCCACTCTACGGTGCTATCGAATGTACAGTTAGTGACATGAATGTTCTCATGGAAACGATTAATAGCCCCTGAGTGAGACCCAACACCTCGACCAATTGGTTTCGATCCTGCTGTTGTTGACTTACCAAAGTATGTGTTATCAATGTAGACGTTCTTACAAGGTGTATAGTCTCCGCCTGCTACAGTTGTCAACTCTGGAGTTGCTAAGTCTAACTGGATAGCTTCATTGTATGTATCAACATCTCCGTACCAACCGAGGAAGTTACAATTTTTTACGTATACATCTTTACAAGCGTTGAACTCGATGTGATGCGAGTTAGAACAATCCTTAAGGGTTACGTTGTCGAAGGTGATATTTTGAGCGTGACCAAAGTGGACAATACTAGCTTTGGCTGTCTGCTTGTTTCCTTGACCTGTTAGGGTTCCACCTTGGATAAGAATGTTGCCATCTCCGTTGTATCCACTGATAGGTGATCCACCATCTGCGGCTCTTACTCCGTTGAACAAGAGATATTTTGAGTGGTCTCTTACTAGGGTAGCGTTAGGGCTCAAAATGATAGTTGTATTACTGTACACCCTAAGTTCGTTTCCTAGTCGGTATGTACCATCTGGAACAAAGATAGTGACGCTACTCGATCTATTCTGTGCTCTGTCTAAAGCCTTTTGGAATGCTGGAGCGTCATCTGTACCAGTCCCAGTACTCAAGTTGTAGTTACCCTTTGCGCCATAACCATATGATTTTATGTCGATCCATGCACGGCTCAATATCTCATCTAATGCTTGAAAGTTTGCGCTTATCTGTGGGATAGACTCAGAAAGTTTGTCTTGTGACTCCCAACTATATAAACCCAGATTGTCTGATCTAGTAGCGTTACCCATTTAAATGCCCTCCTCTAATTGATCCCACGTCTTATCTGCATAGTCATCCCAGATTGCAGGTCTCTGCTTATCACGAACGACCATACCCTCATCTTGAAGGGTAAACTTGGCTGTACGCTTAATGGTTGAAAATGCACTCATGTTAACCGAGCCAGATACAACTCTCGTGAGTTCGTCCTTCTTTTGGTCGTCTGCGTTAATTACATCATAACGGAAGCGTATAGCCCTATTACCATACGCCCCGTGTAGCATCTTTTTGATTTCTGATTCACTGTATCCATTTCTTGCTATATCTTGCATTTGTTATCACTCCTCGAAGTCGACCTCTCTTAGACTTATTGAAAAAGTACAACCCGAGAGGATTTGGTCAGTTACCTCGATGTTGCCATCTATGATACAGAACATTCTCCGACCGACTCCATCTCTATACAAGAACGTTTCTTTTCTTGTGAGGAAGTCAATTGTGTTGAGGTACTCTTCATTTGTATCAACATCCCATGAGACATCAACCGTTTGATTGGTATTGAACCCATACTCATATATTGGTTTCTCCCGACCAGAAAAACTCATAAACCTACCAGAGCGACCTCTTGACTCTGAGCGATCATCTGAGTATCTAAACACGGTAAAATCACTCTGAACCAAGGCTCTATGAAGAAAAGCGTGAATGAACTCGACCTCTCCCTCTTTAACCTCTGAGTCGGAAAATGATTGGTTGTCTCCCCATGCTTTGACGTAATACTCGTAAGTCACACCAGATGCAGGAGTATAATCAGTGTAAGAAGAGTTCGAATCTCCAGTGTTGATAAGATTCCAGTCAGCCTCGGTTGTACTGTTGTAACGTCTTCTGTATAGCTCAACCCTGCTTGTTACTGGCGTCGAAGTATCACCAGTGATGTTTAACTCCTCGATGCCGTCAATCTCTGTAGAAGTCCTCTTAAGGTTTCCTATGATGAAGTCGTCACTATAGATGTCGAATGCTTTCCATGTTTGGCTGTTGTCATTGTAATACCACTGATCGTTCTCAAACTTGACAACTCGGAAGTAATATGTATCGTTGAAAACCGCACTTGAAAATCTTGAAGGGTCGGCTCCTGTAAACATGAGGTATGCTTCATCTACGGTACTTGTTTCCACTGTACCTTCTAAGCCTGTGCTTATTTGTTTTACTTCTGGGTTGTAATCATAAACTATACCACTAGGAGCAACAACCTTGGCGTTTGATGCATAAATGGTTCTAATCTCTCCAGCATCTTGATCACCGCTATAGTTAGTATTAATAGTGAACTGGATGTTCTGTACAATACCACTTGTAGGTACTCCATGAATTGGCTCGGTTACAACTGGTGGATCATTCGTCCAAGAAACTATGATTGTGTTTCCTTCTGTGTCTGACTCTACAAATATTTCAGGCTTGACGGGTGGAACAAAATTGGTTTGAAATGTGACTTCTGTCCAATCACTCCAGATGTCAAACTCTGTATCAGCAACACGAAGACGCAATCTGTATGTCTTGTTGTTCTCCAAGTCAAAACTAATAGGTGCGTTCTTTGCTGTTGTCGTCTCTGCTTTCCTGTAAACCTGTGTGCTTCCATCATATAGCTGTATCTCATAGCGCCTCTGGTTGATACTCGACCAAGTGACCACAATACTTGATGATGGGACAATCTCATCTGGCTCTGGTGTTAAAATGATAGGAGCATTTGAAGGTATACCCGCTGTGAATATTTGAATGTCAGACCAAGGCGATGTGAGCGATTGTTGATCCATTGTGCTAACACGCCATTCAATTTTACCTGCTGGGAACGTGTTAGGTGCAAAATCGAAAAACTGGTTTGTACTTTGTCGGTACCCACTAGCGTTGACATAATTCCACGAGCCGACATCTCCACTGTTATTGACAGTTCTCCAAGCAATTCTGAACCCTGCTTGTACTCCATCATCATTATGCTTCCAAGTGAAACGAATTGATTCCGTACGGTCAACTGTTCGACCACCGTTAGGGACTGTCTGTGTCGGTTTACTCGGGGCAACATTCTTGACGATTTTGAACTTAGGTGAGTTTGACCATCCAGAGTAATCCTCACCATCGTATGCTCTTACCCTGATTTGTGCACTCGATGTTTCAGCCATTTTAGATGTGTCATACGAAAAGTTAGTTACTCCAGCTCCAGTATTACTAGATGAGCTCCAAGATGATCCATTATAGATTTGAACTTGGTATGTCAACTGGTTTGATGGCTTCTCCTTGTCGGTTGACGCATCCCATTTGACCTGAACACTTGTATTAGCTATCGTGGTGCTTGTAGGAGCCGTGATCTTTGGTGCTGTCGGTGGATCATTCCAAGTTCCTTCTACTTCAAAGTATGCCTCATTGGAGTTACCTGTTTTACCATATGCTTGCCCTGAGTTGCTTCTTGCTCCATAGAGAACAATACCTTGTCGTGATCCCGAACGATAGCTCGACATGAAAGCGCTAGTAAGGTCTGTGGTTCTCCAGCCAGTTCCGTATATAGGATGTAGCCCTATATAGTTGTAATATGGCATGGTGCCGCCAGCCTTGTTAGATGTCTCCTTGTGAGCACCAAAGTCGAACTCAGCTCCACTTGTGACGTTCATGACAAAGCGTAACTTTGGTGAAGTCCTAGAAGTTGTAATCGCTGTTCTTACTGCGGAGGGGATACCAATATAGGATTGATAGTCCGCAGAACCACCAACTCGAATATTGTTCCCCCCAACATAACTATTACGGTCGGCTCTATAAACGCCAATCCACGAGATAGGAAATTTCTTTACTGCCATTTTATAAAGCCTCCCTTATAGTTTTCTTACTGTAGAGCGTAAGCCTGAGAAGATGTCATTCTCAGTTCTTGTCATGATCTCCTGACCTGCAAGCTGTAGAGATTCTCTTCCGCTGTCTCCGTTGACGGTAATCTCTCCATCATGTTCATGTCGGTGAACAACTGTTATGCTTGTTCTACCTCCAGAGAATGCACTCAATGACATTCCGCTTTGCTCAGAGTTTAAAGCACTGTTAACCCTTCCCATTGCCCCTGAGACTGCCTTCTCCATAGGGCGAACCTTTTTGAGTGCCGCCTCGTACCAAGTTGGGAAGAATGACTCTCCTGATTTGTCAAGATCGCTCAAAGGACCCTCTTTGGCTGGAGAGAACGGGAGGAATTTACGAATAGAACTCATACCCTTTTTAACTGCTCCGACTGCGTTAGAGATACCACTTCTGATACCTTTAGTGAATGCATCTAGTAAGCCTTTACCAGCCGAGGTAAATGTACCGAGGAAACCTTTGACGGCACTGATAATGTTGCTAACTCCCTTGGTTACTGCGCTTCTTCCCCTGCTCATCGCTGACGTGAAGACGCTTGACAGTTTACCTCCGAGGCTTGATAGTGCGCTTCCGATCTTGCTTGGTAGTTGTAAGAAGTTCCTGACCAGTGTTGATACAAACTTGACAACTATCGAGATGATTTTTGTCACCATCTGGTTGAACTTGTTTTGTGAATTACTTGCTAGTTTTACAAAGTTGCTTACAACCTTGGCAACAAAGCTGGCTATCTTGGAGATTACATTTGCTACAAAGTTAGCGACTGTTGAGATGATAACTGACTTCATGGCATTGAATATTGATTTAGCATTACTTCCAAGGTTTCTGAAAAAGGTAATCGTATTAGCTACCCATCCAGCAACAACGGAGGTGATCGAAATTCCAAAGCTAGAGAATATCCCTGAGATGGTATTCCAGATTCCAGCGAAGAAGTTTGCCAACCCCTTGAAGATGTTTATTACAGCTTGAACCATGTTATCGAATGCGGCTTGGAAATATGTCATGGCTCCAGAGAAGTCACCAGTGAAGAGGGCAACTACACCCATTACCATATTAGTGAACACGTTAAGTATATTGCCAATTGCTGTAAGAACGGGACCGATTGCGGCTACCACTCCGTTAAAGATGGCGATAGTTGTTGCAAGGAAGATTCCGAATACAGCTATCACTGCAATGACAACTGGCATAATTGAAGTAATCGCACTCTTGAATGACTCATAAGCAGGAATAAGCCAAGAGATTAAAAGCTCTCCAGACTGCTTTAATCCTTCCCATAATCCTTGTAGGACTGGTTGTATGACTGACCACATTGAGGAGAACACTGGAGCGATCTTCGACCAGTTCTTATATATCACAAGAGCGATAGCACCAACTGCCGCCCCTACTGCGATAAACGGTAAGAGTGGAGCCATAGCAGACCATGCGGCGGTAGCCATCGCAACTAAAGCAGGGACAATTGCACCAGCGATTGCACCAGCAATGATAAACATTGTAGCCGCCACTTGATCATTTGTCATGTTGGAGAGCGCTTCTCCAGCTTTTACAAACATAGGAATGAGTGCGTTTAGCCCTGAGTTTATTGCTGAGAATACTGGAGTCATAACCGCAGGTAATTTGTTGATTTGTTGAGTAAGCCAGTTTACACCGTCAATGAGCTTTTCAAAAAGAGCATCATCCAACATAGCATCACCAGCACGTCTCCAAGCACCTTTCATGGAATCCATTGCTCCAGTGAATGTACCTTTTAAACCTGCCATCATTCCGCCATACTTGGCTGTCTCTCCAGCGATACCCTTTGTTCCGTTCTTCATTCCATCTACAAGCATCTTGATAGCGTCATCAGCTTCGATTGCTCCATCAGAGATTGAATCCCTCAGTTCTGCTCCTGTGAGGTTCATCTGGTTCCCGAGGATCGCTAAAGCTGGAACACCCATATCTGATAATCGGTTAATTTCCTCAAGAGATAGCCTTCCTCCTGCTTTCATCTTACCAAAGATGTCAACAATGTTTAAAAGCTCTTGGTTTCCTCCCCCGATACCTGCGACCACGTCACCGAGTGTTTTCATTAGTGGAATAGTGCTCTTGGCTTCAAACCCGAATGCCACCAAGTTACGACTCGAAGTAACCAAGTCAGGGTAAGCGAACGGGGTTGACTTTGCAAAGGTCATCATATCATCTAAGTGCTTTTGCGCTTTCTCTGCTGAACCGAGCATCGTGGTAAATGCCACAAGTGAGTTTTGCTTGAAGGCTTTAAACCCGATACCAGTTTTGACAAGTCCACCAGTCAACGCCAAGGCTCCACCAGCAAGGGCGGTCAAACCACCTAAGAAGATCATCGATCCAGTTTGTGCATTCTTCATTTTATCCCCTAGTGATTTACTAGCGTTACTCACGCTATTCAACACCTGAGATGCCCTGTCGGTTGCTCTGACAAGGATATCAATACTATTTCCTCCTAGCGCCATTTGACTACCTCCCTCCTGCTGGGTTACCGAATTTTTGTTTGACTTGCTCTCGTCTTTGTTTCTTGCTTTCTTTCTTGTCGTGTTCAGCTATAGAGTTTATGATCTCGACAAAAGACTCAATTGTATGATTGGGTGTGTCGTATAGCTCTTGAACTGTCCACCCAAAGTGTTTGCAAAGTTCGTATTCTAAAAGGGCTGGATGAGGGCTCTCAACGGCTTTCCCATCCAAACCCTTTAGGACACTATTCCTTATTGCTTTTTTTCATCTTCACTTACATGAGTGAAGCCAGCTTCTTCAATTCTGCCAAGCTCGTCAACTAGCATAGATGCGAATTCAGGGTCAAGAACGTTGTCAAAGGTGTCAAGCGTGATAGGCAACTTCTTACCTGATTCATCTGTCAAGTCCCAATCTTTTACGATGCTGATAGCTCTTAGGGTTCCAAGCAGGGATGCGTCGATCTCAGGTTGCTTTGTCTCCATGTCGAACTTCATAGATTGGTTGATAATTTTTCTGTTTTCTCCGAATGACGGCTTTTCAATAGTCATCTTTCTTCCGAGAATAGTTACCTCTTGAGCGCTCTGTTTACGTAAGTATTCCATTTATAAAACTTCCCTTCATTTTAAATTAGATTAAGTTTGGACGTGTGTCATAAGCTGTGACAACTACATCAGTAAAGACTGCTTCGAGTTCTTGCTCTTGAAGTGCGTCCGCTGTCAAGCTGATAGAGTTTGAGTCATACTTACCGCCTAGTAGTTCGAGAACAATTCGGTGGTTCTCATCGTACTGGTCTTGTAGAGTAAGTTTCATATTCAAGTCTTCACCGTTTGCAAATTGAGAATAAACTTCCTTGTTTGTCAAGTCTACAGTCAGTGAAGCTGTGATCTCTAGGTTACCCTCTTGAACACGGTCGGCACGGTTTTTACCGTTTAGAGTGTATCGTCTTTCGAGGTTATTTGAAATTTCACATTCAAACTGCGTTACGTCTGCAAATGGCTGGTTGTTTAACTCAGCGAATCCCTCGTAGAACATGAAGAAGTTCTCTGTGTCGAGTACAACTGGTACAGGTGTTTCTGTGCTGTCCTCTACAGTAGCAAATAAGATGTCTGACTCGAATGTAACTGCGTCATCAGAGGAGGCTGTAATCGTTGCGGAATCCATCTTGCCGCCTACATAGTTACGAGTCCAGTTTAGCAACGCATTGTGGTTTTGAGCTGTGAAACTTGGTAGTTGCTCTCCTGCTCTAGTTGGTCTAATTGTGTGGATGTATCCGCCTTCTACATCTGGATTCTCTACAGTTTCAACATGACCAAGGGCAAACGCAAAAGGCTTACCATTTTGTACAGCTAGCGAGAGTGAAGCGTCTGTCTCGTTCGTACCTTGTCGCAACATGAAAGGTGCTCTCAATCCAAGACTATTACGAGATACGATGTTTCTGTTTTCTTCTGGTGAGAATTCCTCGATAACACCAATGGAGCCATATGAACTATTCGGAGCTGGTACACCAAACTCTGTCTCTTTACCGAAAACTATAGTATTATCAAAACCATGTGATTGACTAGCCATTACTTATCTTCCCCCTTTTTCTTCTTGGGCTTTCTTACTTCCTCGAAGCCAAGATTTTTTAAATACTCAATATGTTCTTTCCCGTATACAGTGACTTGCGAGCCATATCTAATCCGACCAAGCGGAGGGAGAATAAGCTCTTTCTCTTCTTTTCCTCTATAAATTAGTTCTGTCATGTTGCTTCCTCCTATGGAACACGCTTAAAAGCTGTCAACTGAATTTGTGCCCCTTGTAAAAAGTTGTTCTCTCCGTACTCAACCGTTCCAAAGTTCAGGTCAGTATTTATGTCTATTCGATTAACGACACCGCCGAGAGACTTGTCTTTCTCGATAGCTTGTTCAACTATGTCAACAAGTGAGAGACACTCTTCCTCTGCTTCTCGGCTGTCAAGAATGTTTGTATATACCCATAAGTCTATATCCATTTGAAGCTCTCGGACTCCAATCCCTCGAATGGGTTTTCTCCGTCTTTTGATCTCTAATGTTATAGCAGGGAAATGCGTTAAATCCTGATAAGCTTCACCGAATACGTCAATATTGTTGTACTCCGTATCCTCTAGGTGTAAGCTGACTTGATCCCTCAAAGCGTTCTTTATGTCTGTGTAAATAGATAGTGTACTCATTGGTTAGCAACCCCTCTTATAAACTCGGTAAATATTTTGATAACTTCTTGTCTGTCTTTCGCATCTGTATACATAAATGGTCGAGCTGGAATCCTGCCGCCTCCAGAGTTATGAACCCTAGCATACTTTACGTTTGTTCCAAGAGTATACCTTAGTTGTTTTGGGGTGTATTGCTTAACCGCACCAGATGTGACAGATTGTTTTAAACGACCTGTGTCACTAAGTGGGGTACCTCCAGACCTGTGAGGATGCCTCCTTATTGTTGCTGGTGATAACCTCTTCCACATTCCTTGTGAGCCTCCACCATTGGAGAACCTCCGAGATATAGAACCCTCAAGGTACACCGCAGATTGTCTCAGAGGAACTCTAAAGTCTTTTATCTTCTTGGCGGCTTGCATAAGATTTTCTGGAACGTTGTTGAGGTCTACACTGATCATCATGTTTACTTCTGACATTTTAGATCACCACTCAGGTTGATCAAGAGTGAAGATTTGATCACCGTCAGTTGTGGTTGCAAACCCTGCTGGGAGCTTTGTGTCAGGATCAATGACAAGAACCCCGTTGATAATATCATCAAAGAGTTTCTCGATTCGTTCTTTCATCTTGATATAATACTCATCAAGGTTTGGTTTCTGAGAAGTGTAGGCATCCTCTGCAAAGAAGAAACGAGCAAGGTCAACTGTTATATCGTGAATGATTGGGGGAATGACTAGAAAGGGTGTCTTGTATGCAACCCCCAGCCGTGCATCAATATAGTTGGAAGCCTCTTGGATGTACTTTGTCAGTAACTCGTCTGTGACTTGCTTTGAGAGGTTATTCATCACTAGCCTTAAATCTTCTGGAGTTGCATACATGGTTTACCCCTCCTTACTTGTCCTCTTTTTTCTTGGCACTCTTTTTAGGAGCTTGCTTCTTTGGAGCTTCTTCCTTGGTTTCCTCTTGAGGCTCTTCCTTTGGAGCTTCTTTAACTGCTTTGATTGAGCCTAGCTTGATTAGCTTATCAGCAACCTTTTTTGATTCGATCTCGATATGATCGCCGACCTTTACACCAACCTTGCCGACATTATTCTCTAATGCTTCATACTTCATTGGTTTGCCTCCTTTTGTTCAGAAAAAGGGAAGACCCCTGACGTAGCAAGTGCCTCCCCTTCTTTTAGTTTTATGCTTGAGCGTTCAAATTCTTAAGTAAGTAAACCGCTTTAGGGTCTGTTAAGTAAGCATTTGTGAAACGAGTTGCACGGACAATTGTACGGTCGTTGCTTTCCTCGTTGTAAGTGTATGTGCGTAGCGCTTCTGCATCAGCAATATCACCGATTACTTTCTTTTGTAGAATCAAAGCGTTATCTTCTTGGAAGTGAGAATCAACGATGAAGCTCAATCCCATGAAGTCGCCAATGTATCCACGTAGTAAAGCAACGTCAGTGTTGTTCTGGCGGAATGCGTCACGGATGTTTTTGTTAGTGATTAGCTGTGCTTCTTGCTCTGGGTTGATAACCACAGTGTCGGCGAAGTAGCCATAATCTTTAAGTGCTTTCTTTGCGTAAACAAGGTCAGAGATCATGTTTTCAGCGCCATCAGTAGGATCATTCCATGGCTTATCAGTCTTAGTCTTACCTTGGATTCCACCAGTGATTGTATAGTTTTGAGTTGCAACTTTGTAAGCCATCTCGTTGACCATACCAAGGATGTTTGTACTAAGGCGGCGAAGACCACGCTCAATTTGACCAGCTTGACCAAACTTTTGCATCTCGTAAGTGACAGCAAATTCAAGACCATACTTTTTGATAAGCTCAGTCTTTTCTTCTTCACTTAATCCAATGCGATCATAGTTTGAACCTTCTCCGACTTCTGGAACGTCATCAAGTTTCATTGAGCCATCTTGATTAGTTTCTGGGTCGTATTGTGCATATTTGATTGCTAGAGCGTCAACTGAAATTTGTGTGAATAGTTGGTCAGCTACGAAGCCGTTTGCTGTAAAGTCTCTAACTCGTCTGTCTAAAAATACTTTTTTCAACAATGGATGTTGACCTAGTACGATATCAGCCATTTGTCATATACCTCCCAATTACCCTAAAAGGATAACGATTTTTTGTCCTGTTCCACCAGCCGTAACCGCTGTGCCGACTTTCATATCTAATGTGTCAGCTTCACCAAGTGTTGCAACTCGCTTAGCGGATGTCACTTTAAGTGCATCTCCAGCCGCCACAGGTGCGGAGTCTGTTACCGTTGCATATACTAAAGGTTTATTAACAACGACTGTTGCCACTTGTCCTTTATCTCCGCTGTAACCATCGTTTACACCATCAATTCCGACTGAGCCAGAATAAACCATACCGATAACTTTCTTAGAACCTGACGCCGCTGGCTTTACCTCACGGTCTCCTGATAGCTCAACAAAGTCGCCAATCTTGACGTTTTGACCAGCTTGAACCTTGAAAGTGAAGTTCGCTGTATGTGGAATATGTACTTCTACTCTATTTTGTGCCATTATTTACCCTCCTTGGTGGCTTAAAGCCCGAATTGTTTCACATGCTCTTCGTAGAACTTGTTAGCCTCTTCTTCTTCCTTGCTTAGTCCATCTTCTTTTTTAGCGTCAGAGTCTTCGAACTCGCCTTGTTCCTCGAAGTTAACAACCGCAGAATGTTTCATGAACTCGTTGAACTTTTCGATTTGCTCATCAGTCATGCTTGAGAGTAATTCTTTAAGTGGTTCAGCTTGAGCAGGAACAATGTGCTTACTTTCGGTAAACTTGACAACTTGTCCATCTAGTTTATCTTGAGAAAGTTTCTGGATTTGTTCTTGTTGTTTAGCAAGCATTGCGTTCATTTCTTCAAACTTAACAATCATTTCTTGGCTAAGCTCTTTGTTTTCGTGGCTCATTTGTTTTTTCTCCTCCTTTGCTGGCTCTTCCTGTTTAAACAGGGTAGCGCCTTGAACTTGTGGGAAAGCAACGATTGAAACTTCTCTAATCCTAGAGGGCTTTACATTGCCTTGCTGGTCTTTCTTGGAATAGAATCCTAGAGACAACTTTTTCATTAAACCTTTAGTGATCCGCTCTTTGACGGTATCATCAATGATTTTAAACTTACCTAGTAGCTTGCCCTCTTTAACGTAAACGTCTTGGAGATAGCCTGCTGTGTCTTTTGCTGACTCTGAATGATCTAATTGTAGTGGTACTGGATTTTCAGGATCAAAGGATTTTGCCAACACCTCTAAATCTTCCGTGTTGAACGTGATACCCCTGTGAACTCCTTCTTCAATCAAAATACCTTCTTTGATATATTCGTCACCCTCTAAAGGGTCTGACTCGGAAAAACGTCCGATCTCGAATTCTTTCAAGTTTGTCACCACCTCTATGATTCTTCGAAGCCTCAAGCATTAAAAAAATGTGTCCTGCCATGTGCACACCAAGCCATGACAGAACGGGTTGAAGGATGTGTGTTGTTTGTTCGTTTTATTAGAGGGCTTCTCTTGCTCCCTCACACTTATTGTTATCAAAAGTAAACGTTTTTGGTTCGAACATATGGTACTTGTGTTAAATATTTTTATGTGTTACATTCTTTATTGGGTTAACTAATAGGTTTTCTATTAAGATAAACCATTCAGTAAAACATAAAAGAAAACTAGGTTCCTATATAGGTAATACTATAAGGGTAACTAATTAGTTCTAAACTCTTTAGCTAACTCATATATTTTTAAAAATATTACTAGGAGGTATTGACAAATGAGTTTACTTAAGAGTATAATCAAGTCAGAAACCACCAAGAGAGTTGCTATAAAGGGTATCAAAGTAGGCTTACCAGTATTACTCAGGTATGCCAAAAACAAAAGGGGAGCTAAAAAGAGATGAATAAATTTAAAGTGATCGCAATTATCTTTGTTGTTTGTTTGACTTTGGGAGCTATATCAAAATTGTTTGGAGTAAACAACGAGCCAGCCAAACCAAAAGAGGAACCAGCAAAGGTCGAGCAGAAAGAAGAAAAACCAGAGCCAGCCACAACTAAGAGTGAGCCTACTGAGGATGAACTCAAAATCATGAACGAGAGCTTTTCCAGAATAGTAAATGACTCAGAGGGTGTCATCTCAAGCATTGACCTGAAAGACAGCGGATTTGTTTACGTAACCGTCAAAGAATCTGTATGGGCTTTGGCTGACGATTCAGAGAAGAAAAGTTTCCTTGCTGGGGTTCACCAACGAGTGAAGATGTCAATGAGTGGTGCCAACGTGATTAAGCCAAAAGACAGCGTACTCACTAAGTTTGTTAACGAGTCAGGAGACTTACTTGCTGAGAAAAAACTATATGGTGATAACTTTAAAATCAAACGATAAAAAAAAGAGGGTTCCCACTGAGGGAGCCCTTTTAGTTTTTCTTGATGATTGATTCCGTTGAGGAAAGCAAGCTAGGTAAATTCACTGTGTGTTTGAATCCTTCTGGTGGTGTTTCTGATACGATCCAGTCTTCTTGATAATCTTCATACTTCGAAACTGGTAGCCACTGTGAACGACAATTAAAGTGGTTTGGTGGTGTGTACTGCTGGATGGCATCTTGATTGTATACATTGATTATTTTACCATTTAGTTGGTTACATAGGTCTGTAGTCCTACTATCTGTGATAGCGTCATATTGCAAGGCAACTACAAAGCCATCTAACTCAGGGTCTAGCCATCTGGCTAGTTTGCCAGCGTTGTAAAACTTGGTTGTCTCTGTTCTGGCAATTGTTTCTGCGTGCTTCTGACCCATCCAGAATCCCACTGACTCAATGACACTAGCTATCAAGTCCCTTCCTCGGTCTCCCCTCTCCAGACCGCCCATAAGGGTTTGTCTGATCTGCTCCCGTACAGTTTCCTCAGTGATTACACCAATTTCATAAGCATATTGAAGGACGTACTCAAGAGCTTGGCTCCCAAGGGATAGCGACCAGTCAACCGAAAAGGATACATCTATTGACTCATTGAAGTTAGTACGTTGAGCCAGCTTTTCATACTCAAGTTGCGCTCTTACGGCTCCACCCTCGATTGACTTCAATACGAGATTCTTCAAGAGCTTATGCCACTCTTTGGAGGACGGAATCTTCAAGCCATTTATGATTGAGTTTATCTGGTCAACGTTTCCATGCTCGAAAGCGTACTCTAACTGTTCTTGGACTTGCTCAACTCGTTTGATCATTTGCTCTTGGCGCTTTTTGTTTAACCTCTGAGACTTATCAAGAAAAGCTGACTCTAGAGCCTCCATATCGTCTATGGACTTCTTAGCGTCAGCCATCTTGCGCCGTTCTCCAAAGGTAATGACTTTAGGAGTCAAAACCTCAGAGGTGTTTACTTTCCCTCTGGGATTGTTTCCTCCTGAGAGCCGCTTTCCTCTTCGTTTGAGCCTTCTGAATCAGCTTTAGGGGTAAATGCCTCAAGTGCTTTCTCTCTGCGCTCCTCGATAGACTGGCGAACTTCTTTAGACATTACAGGGAAGCCGAGCTCTTCTCTTAACCAGTCTTCCTCTGGGGCAATAACAGATGCATTGATCAGTTTCTCGAATACGGTTGACAGCTTGTCGATGTCTCGATCCGCCAAAGGCTTGAATGTGAAAGAAGGGTACTTTGTGACGTTCGGGAAGTTCAGATCAACTAGGGGTCTGATTATTTCTTCCTCGATCAGTGATTTGATGTCACGCTGGATGCTTTCAAGGTGAATCATAAAGATATCAAACTGATTAGATGACAAAGCATAAGAGCCAGACTGACCACGAGATAGACCTAGAAGGGATGGCGGAACCAGTAAAGCCTCCATGATCTTTCTGTCGTGGTGCTCAATGTAACCAATGAAGTCTGCGTTTGTTGTCTGAATGGCTTCCACTTTGGCTCCGCCAGATAGTCCTAGTCCAGTCATACCATTGATGTTTCTCAATAGCTTTGTGATCTCAGGTACATCGTTTTTGTCCTCTACTGATCCGACTAAGAGGGGTGTACCATAGCGCTCATATGCAATGTTAGCGAATCTATACATCTTGTCCTTGATGAACCAATGCTTATACACCGTTCTCAATCTGGATTGACCATAGATGTTACCAAAACGCTTCTGGTGAGCGTACCACAATACTTTATCTGCTGGAATCTTGATTGTCTTTGTTCCGACTCGTTGTTTGACATGCATGAGGTCACCAAAGCGATCAGTTTTGCCAGCTACAGTGTATGGGTCAAGTGTTTTGAGCTTCTTGAGCATGATCTTGCCATCTTTATACTCGAAGACTTTCTCTGTACAGCTATATCCATATTCAAGGGCTGTCATGATCTCTTTGAGTACGTCCTCCATATTACCCCTGATCATTTCAAAGTTTTCGTTAATAAAGTCGGCGTACTTCTTAGATTCCTCATCGTCACCAGTCACGGTAAACCCTTTGGCGGTTGCTGACAGCTTAATCATATCGAGTGCGGACTTAACTTGTCCATCTGTAAGCATCTTTTCGTATACTTCAAGTGAGAAGTCTGTCGGATTAAAGTCCTCTTGGTCTGCACGCTCTCCAGTTGTATCTTTCATGAGTGCGATCTCTTTAAACATTGTATTTGCCAAGTCGGTTAACTCCTCGGCGTACTTCTCCACGTTGCTTTCTTTCTTACGTTTGAACTTATCTAAAAATCCCATGTATTTTGCCTCCTGCCTTCCGATCTCCCTTGGGAGAATCCAGCTTTATTTTGACTCACTATATTGTCACTGAAAGTAAACACTACCACTCGTTTTCTGACGGTAAATCGATGTCGTGGCTTAAAAGTTTATCTTCTCCCCAGCTATCTCTCTGAGCGCCATCCCATTCGAATTTATTGTTGATCTCGAAGATGCCCTCACGGACATAGTTCAAGGAGTGGAATGCATCGTCTGGTGTTCTGTGGTCGTATCTCTTCCGCCCAGCTCCTTGAGTGGACTCTGAGAAGACCGCCTCAATAGCTGTGTAATGATCAAAGAACATTTCTACCTTTTCTGGGTCACTGTAAGGGATAACGATCTCTCCACGCTTGAATGACATGATAAGAGAGTCCATTGAGAAGGTTCTATCCACTTGTAGGACGAATTTATCTTTGATTTCACGCTTTTTGGGGTTAGTCTGGTATGTAACGTACCTTGTAGAGATAGCCTCTCTTCCGTACATTGAGTAGAAGGTCTCTCCCTCGTATTGACCGAACCCAATATCCCCATTGATTTTCTGAACGTTGTACTTGTGTTTCAATGAGTTTATATAAGCGATACGAGTATCCGTGTCCATGTTAGGAGCGCTCTCCATGTGGACGATCAATAGCTTTTTCTTGCCTTTGTGCATTGTTTCATGACCAATTGTGATAATCGTCTTAGATTGACCACCTGATCCATAGTCAATGCCCATGACGGTCGGGATGTCGCATTTATCTTGAAGGGACAGCTTCTTGTCTGTACATGCCAGTACATCCTCATAGGAAAGAGGCTGTTCATCACCTGAGTAAAACTCACCAAGCACCTCATTGTGAAATGTCATGTCATCCATGTTGTTGTAATCATGCCAGACTTGGTTGGCACTGATCCAAACCATGTTGAGCTGGTTGAACAGGTAGCCACTGTATCGCTTGTTGTTTGGTCGTGTTTTGATCCATTTGCCATTCTCACGGTTTAACTCGGCTTCACACTCAAGGCACCCAAAGTATCTCCGCTCGTTTTCTTCTTTCTCGTTCTGTACCATGATGTTTTTCATTGACAGGAATTGCTCATGACCGCATTGTTCACAGCACACTGACCATTTCTTCTGATCAGAGTTACCCCAGAGGACTTTGTCATAATAGGAGCCCTTCTGTTTTGGTGTCCCTGTGTAAAAGCATCGTCCGTTTATCTCAGTTGCGGGGTCTTGTATCTCTGAGTGGGAGATACTCTTCTCAATTGACTCGATGGCTGTCTGACCGATGTCCTGAACCTCGTCAAAGAACACCATATCACCAGAGATACCTCGAAGGGCATCACCATCAGCCCATGAGGAGCCAAAGTAATACATTGTACTGTTTCTTAACCCGATAGCTGTCTTTGCGTCTCGATCCTTCTTGACATCTCCCTCAAGTATGGCACCATTAGAGTTTGCAATTGATTTTCTGAAACGGTCGTTGACAAAACGGGTTGTCTGCTCATTACGAGGTGCCGTGTATGTAATAGTTGTATGACCTCTTGTGTATCCATGAAAAAGCATCTTTCTTGCGACTGTCTCGGATTTCTCAACCTGACGACCTGCCACGATCACTATTCGAGGGTGCATATCTCGGTATACATCGTACAAGTGCTCTCGATGGTCGAATCTAAACGGCTTACCCTTAACGGTTCCCGTCTTCTCGGTAAAGCCTACAGGATCACGTAAGACGTTCCTCATTTTCTTTATTTCTTCTGCTGTCATGTCTCGCATTTTAACAACTCCTTAACTTTTTTTAGAAAAACTGTTGACATATTGGTATTACCAGAGTAATATAGAGTTAAGCAACAAAATAAACCTTGGAGGTACACCCATGAAAAAATTGATTGGCTACACAGTTCCAAGTGATCTTCGTGAGTTCGAATATGACGGCTTTATTCGAGTAAAGAAAGAAGCATGGGAAGTATTCACCGAGAAAGTTTCTTTTACAGAACTAGATGTAGAGGTATCATCTCTCACAACCTTAAGTGAAGAACTCGAAAACTTTCACGAGTTTGATCTCACTATAATGGTTACAAACTTCACTAAGGAGGACAAATAACATGGCTGTAGATCAGTATAAAGAATTTGTCGGTTATACTACTCAGGAAGAAATGGACGATGTTGGTTGGGACGGTAAGACGTTTTCCGTTTGGAAGAAACGCCGCAAAGGTGATACTCATAAGGTTCAATTCTATTACAAGCACTTTAGCACAATTAGCCAGCCCCGTGAAAAAGAGTTTAAAGACTTTGAGGCTGGAAGAGATGCCTTTATCAAAGGTTATAAGCGATTGACCAAGTTACCAACAAGCAACATTTAAAGGCTTTCTAAGCGTTTTTAACCTATTTGAATATTAAACTACTTGGAACGCTCTCAAAAGGCTGTATGACCCCTTAGAATGACTCTGAGGGTGTTCCTCGAAAGGATGATACCATGTACAAGCAAGTTTATATGAAAGATGTAAATGTTCGCGATCTCCTTAATGGCGAATGGTGTTTTGGTCACAGGAAAAGTGACCTTGAAAGGTACGGTGTCGAGACTTACTCTGTTATGGTTCACACAGATGATATAACTCACTATGGGAATATGCCATATACCGAGTATATCCATGCAAACGCACGCTTTCACTCCCTTATGAGCATGACCAATGTGGGTCAAGTGAAATGATTATAGGTGCTACCCTGTTAGTCTTACTCATCATTGTTCATATTGTCGATATTGAAAGTAAAAATAAGGAGTGACCGCAATGGAAATCTTACAAACTATTCTTATATGCTTGATGCTGTTATGTTTTATCATTATGGTATCTTCTGTTTTGTTTATTCTCACTCTTATGATGATCAGGTTCGCAATTGAAGAGCTGAGAAGGTTCAAACAAGGCAAGCTAAACAAGGAGTGACCGCAATGGGATTCTTAGAAACTATTGCTACAATATTTTTATCTTTACTGACACTAGGGATCATTTGCCTAGCTGTTTATGCCATGTTTGTTTTGTGCATGGTCGGACTCGCAATGTCTTCATACACTAAAGAAAAATACAAAGGAGCTAAAAAAATGACTATACTTGATAAGATGTATATCTCAAGAGACTGTTACGAAAAAATAAATAAGGAAACTGGCAAGGTTGATTGTGCCGCCTTCCGAGATACGAAAAAGCTAGGGGTTAGCGAGTTTGACACCGAGCTAGGTGCGTCCACAATTCAAATGTTCCATGATGACGTACCCATTTTGATTGACCCTACAAGAGCATACGATATTGACGAAGAGACAGACGACTATGACGGCACACCTTATAAAATTTACTGGTTTAAAGACGGCGTAGAGGCTAAAATCTTATGAGTATGACTAAACTGTATATCCTGTCAGATTGCCTACCAAAAATCAATGGTAAGACTGGAAAGATTGACCTTTCTAATTATCCTTACATCGAAGAACTCGGAGCCAGCACCGAGAAGCTAATTCCGAATGATGTACCTATATGGGTTGATCTATCCAAAGCCTGTAGCACTACCTCTCACAGGCATGGAGACGATTCTTGGACAGTATATTTCTTTGAGCACGGCACGGAGGTTAAGCTATGAGTATTGGGCGACTTTATGAGTCTCTCATCTTGGGAGGCATCTCGGTTACCATACTAACGCTGTGCTTCCTCTTAGTCTTTTCTGGAATCAGGTTCACTATCATGTGGTGCCGCCAGCAACCATTGAGAAAGCCGCCATGCCAGCATGAACTTATAGTTTGTGACTACAAGTGGATATGCGACGAATACGACATGAAAGATTTGTACTATGTAGCTTGTACCAAGTGCAATGACACTAATTGGGTCGAGGAGAGCTACCTCAAAGGTATGTACGACCTCGGTCTCTACAAGGGGAGAGACAATAATGACTGAAATGCTGTACACCACTCATGAAGACTTGGAGAAATACCAAGCAGGTTATCCAGCTCATATGATTGACAAGACGCTTAAAGCAAACCTTGAACAGATTCACCTCATGAGTAGACCTGATATCGAGCTGATCAGCCGTGTTCCTGTGATCGTTAGCCCTGAGTTTAACTATATTATATACAATGATGAAGACCTAAAAGGGCTCCACCTCGTTAGACAAAAATAATTGTTGACATAAGGTGCGTAACAGGTTATACTAAGGTCATACCACTTAAGGAGGCAATATCATGCACAAACCACACGAGTTAGCTGATTATTTGAATCATGCCATTTACGAAAAATACGGTCATACATCTCTTAGAGTCAGACTAAAGGACGCAGAGGAAGACTCCACTTATTATGCATTCTTTTTAGTTGACCCTGCTTTGAACTGTGATTGGCACCCTATGAACATCAAAGAGGAGGCTCTCGAATTGGTTCGCCAGCGAGCATCGACTCTAACAGGCATTGAAGCCAAGATCATCCAGAAAGGAATCTTTATTTATCACCCTCGGGAGGTACACTAATATGATTGTCCGTATGTTTGCTGAAATGAGTGACATAGACAGTGAATCGAATATTATTTATTGTTCAAACCGCAAGGAGCGTCTCGATAGACCCATTCCCATTATGGTTGACAGTGAAGACTTGATTTTTAGCCGTTATGATACAATTGAGGACACTATGACTTACGAAATTAGTTACGATGATATTCACGGTATCTATTGAGCTTGCCTCCCACGAGGCGGCTCTTTTATTCGTTGACTGAGTTGACCCTCTGTGTTATACTTGAGAGGGCACCCCCTGAGAATTTCCTATAGAGTAAAACTAATTTAAAAAAAATGTGACAGGGAGGGTGATACTCGGATGTATATACTCGGAGGGGAAAAGCCAATTAGTGTTTATACTAATCTGTAAACCACACCCACCGCCCGTTCGACCCCTCCCCTGCCTTCATGATTCTCGGCGGCTTTTCCTTTTTGTTCGTTTCCGCATTCCCACCGAGTTTACATAATGGTTGTTCTCGGAAGTTACTCCTCACCAGCAAACAGATCAGTAATGCTTAGTGTTGCTCCATTGTCCTTATGATCCTTAGAGATATTAAACTTACGATCCATACCAAGAGACTGAACGAACTTGAGGAACTTACTATCATAGTCAATGTCAAACTGTACACCATTGATAGCTTCCCCTGCATCAGCATGTTCCTTACGTTGGTTAAGGATGAAGTTACGCAGTGCCCTGTCTAGAGTCAGCACATTGATAGGGTCTAGGTCTAGCTCGGGTATGTAGTGGTTCATCATCTGGATATAGAATGCGTCCTCGTGTTCCGTCATGGTGAAGCCCCCATATAGTCCATACACAAAGTGTGCTCGTGGGTTGAGGTGAGCTAGCTGTCTCTGCTTGGCTTCCTCTGACATAGGGTGTGGTGAGTTACCTCCATGAGCTTCACATCTAGTGCGTCCCTCTACAGGGGGCTTGCTACAAATACGACCATTCTTGATTCTGGCTCCACAGATAATGTCTACATCTTTGAGCAAATCCTTGATGAGCTCATACTTCTTAATCCTTGCCTTGTCATACTTCATGTCGTTTAACTCTTGGATAGCCGCCTCGGGGTCTTGCTTGGCTTTCCTTATGTAGTGACGAATGTGTTCCGCCTCATGTTTGGCTTCATAGTCTTTATCTTTCCAGCTTTTACTCATTTGTATTCCTCCTTATTTGTAACTGGTGTATGGTAGCGAGGAAGCGACCTCATCGGGGTGGGGGTGATCCCTTAGAGTACCAACCCTTGTAGTCAACCCTCTTAGCCAACCCTTTGAGTATTATCCCTTTTGAGCAACCACCCTTTTGAGTCTAAACCCTTGCTACTCAATACATTATAGAGTTTAACTTCTAGGGATTGCTTTCTCAGCTCTACTATAAAGTTTAACTTTTGAGGTTTCCTTTTTGGCTGTCTCGTAAGTTCTTACTTTCAAGTTCAAACCAAAAATAAACCTTAAAATTTTAACTCTTTTGGTTGACCAGTTACACACCTTATTTTTGCTCTTTATATTCAATTATGGATACATTTTTGTATGCCTTACAGTTATCACATTTGATCTTTACAAGAAGCTCCCCAATAGCGTCAAACTCTTTGGATTGCTTTACATCCCCTAAAATGGACTGACAATCTGGACATCTTAACATGTTGCACCTCCTTAGTTGAACTCATTAGTTATCCTCCTCGAAAATACCTGTTCCATCAAAGTAAATTGACTTTCCAGTTTCCCTTTCAACAACCTCGATCACTTTATCTTCATAGTCAAAATCAAGATACACTCCATATTTCTTCTCAAGAGCTGTAACCTCATTAGCAAACATTTGTAGTTTATCCATTCAATTCATCCTCCCTCGATTGTACCCAAGATTAAACTAAGCAACATTTTTGGGTTCTCCTTACAGAGTTCCCTCTCTTCTTTCATCCACATGAGTAATGGCTCTTTGTAATGCCGTCTGTATAAACTCATACGCTTCTGGCTCAATGGATCAAGCCACCCTTTGACTTCTATCCAACAATCAAAGTCAGGAAGCCAAAAATCAGGTAAGTAAGACTCACCCTCTGGGAAGTATAACCTTTCTGGCTCATACTCATAAGTGATCCCTAACTCAGTTAGCATCTCAGCAAGTTCGATCTCCCAATTAGACCTGAATGACTCTTGGAGGGTGTGACTCCAATACTTGTGATATTCATTGGTTGATTCCTTTTTGCTGACTCTGTTAAGTTCCTTGGCTCTTTTGATTGCCTCCCTAAAAGAGTTGAACTCCTCAGAGGAACCACTGAGGTAATACTTCTTGCCAACTCGTTTAATATGTTTATAATCCATTAAGGTACACCTCAATAGTTAACTAATAGATAAACTATTACATAACTAATTATTTAATTAAGTTTAATCTAGTAGAAAACCTAAAAGGAATAACTTAAAGAGTTAAGTACTTATAGTACTCTTGGTTTGACTATATTTTTTCCTTTTTGGTTTATCTATTAGTACTGTTATCAAAAGTAAACGCCTTACATATGGTATAGATGGTCGTAAACCTTGATGCACCAATACTTTGAGGGGTGTTTGTCCTTTGAACGTATATACCATATATTCTAAAAATGGTGAACAATTTGGTGTTGACATGCATAAAATAACATGTTAGTATATTGATAGATTCAAAACTAGAAAGTATGACTCAGGTCATAGAAGGGAGCATACCACAATGAAAACACTCCGAGAATCACTCATTGAAGACCGTATCGCTGAGATTAGCGAAGAGGTACAATTCCAGACAAAGCTCAAAAATAGAGCAGAGGAAACGCTCGGTAGAATCAATAAGCGTATTGATGACCTAAAAAGTGAATGGCATGAGATGGACATTGAGCTTAAACACCATCAGTACAAGAGAGGGGAACTGTAAATGACGTATCTTGAAGAGGTAAACGGGAAGCATATCACAGTCCGCAACGTTGAATATACTATCGAGGTTCTACCAGAGGTGGAGATTTACCAAAAAGCAGGTCAAGAAGTATTCGGATGTGCATCATATAAGGATTCAAAAATTTACTTATGTGAGACGATGAATGATGACCGAGCATACCAGACATTCATCCATGAGTTGCTACATGTAATGTTCTTTGAGTCTGGGCATATATTCGAAAACGAACAGCAAGAAGAGCAGATTGTAAATTCGCTGTCTCTGCTTATGTATGACATGATCCACACAGGTCACCTGACATTAGAGCTTGACAGTGTTGAAAGTATGGAGATTAACGGAGAAGAGCAATACACTAAGCCACAACCATTATTCAAGTTGCCAAAGCTCTTTAAGGATAAGCCAAAACAAGACACTGATGATAAAGACTTTTACTATGTTGAAACAGCACAGAGACTATTTAAAATATCTGCTTACCAATATGGCTGTTTGTTAGAAAGCACGCATATTTTTCAGTTTTATGACCACCTTACTTCATCATACTTTGATATTCCTGTTTCATCCATCACGAATGTATCAAAAGTAGTACCATTCAAGGAGGAAAACTAATGTACACAATTATTGATTTTGAAACCACGGGGCTTGACCACAATGAGAACCAAGTAATTGAGATTGGAGCTATGAAGATTGACTCAACTGGTTATATCATGGACACATACCATAAGTATGTCCGACTCAGTAAAGGGAGACAGCTTGATCCCAAAATTGTTGAGCTCACTGGTATTACTGAGGAAACACTGTTCATATTTGGTGTCCCAGAGGAAACAGCTATGCAGGGTTTAGCGGAGTTTATTGGAGATGATATTGTGGTAGCACACTTTGCATCTTTCGATCTTGGTTATGCTCATAAGCATGGCATCGAGGCTACATTCTTCTTGTGCACTCGTTCGATGTTCCAGATGCTTCACCCCAACGAACCAGCCAGCCTTAAAAACTGTATGGAGTTCTACGGGTTTGAATATGTAGATGCTCACAGAGCTTTGAACGATGTGGTTATGACCCTCGATCTGTTAAACATGCTTACCGAGGAAGCTAACAAGAGAGGCGAGCTTGTAAGCCATTTCCTGAACGTCATGACCGAGAAAGAAGACAGACCCCTGCGTTTTGTACCACGAGGAGCTAACGTTATCAAACTTTAGACTCATTAGTAAAATAGGTCTTGTATAATTGGTATTACTGTGGTAGTATTATAAGTGTTGATCAATTCGTTATTCATCAACAAATACACATGAGGCTGGCTCTGTGACGACCGTCCATCTGATCAGGGTTGAGCCTCCAAGGAGGAAAAAATGATAGAAGTAAATTCAAAACAAGGTAGAGCTATTCGAGCATTTCTTGAAGAGGTGGAGGAGTTATCTCTACAGAAGAGAATCTCAAAAGCGGTAACTAATCATGGTTCCTTTGAGGGTGATCTGGCATTTTTAAATGACTTATCAATGGATGATATCATTACAGTTATCGTCACGAAAGAATACAAAGTAGTTTACAGCAAGTTCGAACAACATGAAATTTTGATGAGCTCGTTATATCTAGGTGGAGACCCTATCGTGCAAAAGTTTGCCTCATACATAATTGGTTTGAGAAATGCAAATAAGTTTTTCGGAGCCAACTACGATCATCCTATTTTGGATGAAAAGTATATCTTTGTAAACGAACAAGGCGAAGTATATGACTATCCAGAGCAGTTCATCGAAGAGGGCAAGGAATATGAGTACGTTCATATTTTCCCTTTCCGAATTAACGAACTTGATGAGTTTCTTATCGAGCGTGGCTTATAAGTAAAACAAGGAGGAGCCTTAGAGCTCCTCTTTTTCTGTTTCACGGTAAAGGCGACTTGCTTCCTCATATATGCTCATATCTTGGCGCTTACCCTGTTCAAAATCACGTTGGATAAGGCGTTTGATGTAAGTTGAAAAATACTTATGACTCAAAGCGTACTCATACAGAGCTAGCTCCATTGGATCACTTACGTTAAATGCTACAGATTTTACCTTCTTCATTAGAATCACTCCTTTTGTTGTTATTACATAGTATGACCAAGGTGATACCTTTTATACATACTTTTTTAAATTATCCTGTCACAGCGGTTCCAATGTTCTTGAGGATCACGAGGAATATTGGAGACATCTGGATAAGAACGTAACTCAATCCAGTTTTCATGATGGTGCCCCATGCTCTTTCTGAGTTAAACATAAACATGAAGCAGGCACCTACAAGCATCACTGAACAGACAGGCAACGAGAGAGCAACCAGAAGATCGATCAAAGGGTCAAACGCATGAGCAATTAGCTCCATTGACTTTTTGCCAACGTATTCACCCACTCCAGCTTGTTGAACCTCTTGAGCAAACGCCCCCTTAGTTACAACCGCAAAAGGGATCGCCGCCGTTAAGGTCTTCTTAATCATACCACGATCTTTCCTTGGTTTCACCTGTCGATTGTTTCCAGCCATGAAGTCACGAAAAGGGATTACCTCTGTTTTCATTTGAAAAACCTCCTATTTGATGTCCTCTAAGGTGTAAATCACACTAGGGAAGTTCTTGCAAGCATCCCTGAGTTGTTTTCTTCTGTACTCTGTAGTAGTAATGAAGGTGATAACTGGAAAGTGACCCAATTGCTTGGAGACTCTTCCTCGTTGGTAAAGTCCTTCATATGCTTTAGCCTTCTTGCGGTTTTCCTTCATGGGTTGGGTCAGGTCAACCTCCAGAGCACTCCAATTGTCCTGACTCTTGAACCATGCATCCATGACGATTGTATTTTCTCCATCAGACATCTTTACTTCATTTTTCCACTGAGCAGGACATCCAGCATGGATATAGAAGCTGTTACGTGCCAATATGTGGTTGACACTTGAGCTTTTCTTCCTGATCTTGTCACACCCAACATATTCTCTCCCAAGTTTACTCAAGTAATATACACTATCATAGCCCTCACGAAAAGAGTTTAAATACGGTTTGAGTGATAAAAGGACTTTGTTACTATTGCGGATACTTCCTAAATGGTGCAAACGTCTTAGATGTTCCCTTGTGAGGAAATCAAACTTCTTCAATGATAACAGGATGTTCTCTTGTCTCTGGCTTAACCTCAATTGAATCAACCACCTTTTCTTTGTAGTGTTTGTCAATGGTTATTTTAATCTGGTCTGGCTTAACGAGATAGGTCTGGATAGTACGTCTCTTGTCTGCTGTCTGATACAGAGCACGCCCTCTTATTTCTGGCAACTTCTCGGCTCCAGAACTGTCAAGCGTAACCCTGCTGGCTACCTCACTTTGTACCCTAAAGCATACTTTTGCATCACTGTTCTGTTTGCACTGACGGGGGATGACATCTCCTGTGGTGTACTGAGTGGCTAATATTTGTCGGAACCCCAAGCCAGCTCCAAGCCTTGCGATCTGTGACATATACTTCTGACACTCCTCCTTGATTTTACGCTCTTCCTTAGAGACAGCCTCAGAGGGGTTAAGTTCTCCCACCTCGTCAATGATCACAAAGTGTCGGTCTTTGATGCCAGCCTCTTGAACGCTCTTTTTGCCTTTGCCTCTGAGAGTCCTTTGCATAGCCCTCATTGCTTCGTAAGCATTCTTCAATGTATTTAGTGCTTCCTCTGGTTCAAACGCAATAGAGGAGGTCTGAGACATATTCTCATATGCTCCAAGCTCTATTCCTCCCTTTAAGTCGATCAGATGAAAATGAACATGGTCAGGATTATTTCTTGTTAAGCTGGTTATAATACCATTGATGAGGTTTGACTTCCCGTATCGAGTGGCTCCTCCGATCACCATATGGGGAATGGCTTCAAAGTTGTGATTGATTGACCCTGAACTCCGAGTGATCCCCATAGGTACTGACCATTCTTTACCACTTTCACAGTATTCAACATGGGATGGAAGCGCCTCATTGTATACCTTGAGTGAGAGAAGTCCGTCAAATGATAGCTCAACCTCCTTAGTGGCACTCAGACGCTTTCTAGTGACCTCTCTGAGGCTTTGGATGAAGTTCCTATCCAATGATACCCCCTTGAGGTCAGACGGCTTAAAATGGCTCCTACGGTTGTTTAAACCATCTTGGATAACATGTTGTTTCTGCTCAAAGTCTTGGAAGGATCGACCAAGGGGGAGGCGGTATTTGTATTCAGTTCCCCAAGGGTGGTTCACTTTACGGACAAGCTGGGGAGTGAGAACTCGGTCACCATCCTTGACGTTTAATCCTGACAGGGTAAATATCTTGTTGATCTTTTGAGAATCATTTGTCACGGCATTCTTCTTTAAAAAAGCTGTGGCGGCTAACCCTCCGAAAGCTGAACAAGTGAGCAACTCAATGATCATTTTTATTCCTCCTTTGAAGCCGCCACCTCATTGGTCTTTACGGAGTAAAGAGTTTAAGAGATCGAGAACCATCAGAGTAAGCCTTGAAGGGTTGATCCTGCTGGCTTTCCGTGGTTCCTGATATGTGGGGTGCGCTGGTCTTTGATATAGTATACTATGTGGTACTTGTACGTTATTCCAATCGGGAACAAAAAAAAGAACCCTCGGAGGGGTTCCTGATTAATTATAAATCTCTGCTGCCACTCGCTTAGCTTCCTCAAGTGTTTCGTAATTTGTTGTGTTTGGATCATGTGGTTGTCTGGTATTTCCACTACTGTGTTTTACGTACCAAGTGTATCCCGTTCTGTATCTGTAGAATACAGCCTTGTTGTGTTCGTTGATTACCATCGTTCCGAAACCTACATCATCAAGGTCAGCCTCTTGGATGATACCGCAATTTTGATAACAAGCAATGATCTCATCGTGAGCTTCCTCAATGGATGAATAAAATTTGGGATTCCCGATTAATCTTTCTTCTGATATTAGATAAACAGGGTCTAGCAATCCCTCTGGGTGGGTCATCTCAATGATCTCGACCTCAGTCTCACAGGTATCTTGATAAGTAAAGTTGCGTATCTCAAAGCGTTTCATAACAGTCATTTTAAATTCCTCCCTTTTCAAAAACCCATTTGCAAAGCACAAATTCGTCTTTTTCATCGTTTCCGTAGTCCTCAACGATCCCCTTTGAGTAAAGGCTACTAAGGATACCAGCAATAGACCTTTTAGAAAAACCAGTGCTATTTTTAATTGTGTTGGTATCAACTGGAAGACCAAACTCAAAAGTATCTTCGATAATCGCATTCAGTACAGAAACCTCTTTTGCTGTAAGGGATACTTCACGAACAACACCAAGTTGGATAGCTTCTTGAAGGCTGATAACCTCGGTGCATTTTCCGTTCATCCATGATACAGAGACCTCGTTATTTTCTAATTTGATGGCTTCGACTTTTACTCCTGATTGCAATGCGTATTCTAATTCAGTCATTTTAATCTCTCCGTTTCCTTTGGTATGACTCTAGTATATACCATAGTGTGACCCTTGTCAAACATTTTATACAAAAAAAAAGAACTCCTTTCGGAGTCCGCTTAGTTACCTAAGAATTTTTTCAATTTAGTTAAGTGCTCAATCACTTCGCCAGTTGTATTAAAGTACATGTAAGCTGGGTTAGGGTTTTCTTTGTTGGTGTGTCTGTGAGTTACCTTTACAAGGTGCTCTCCTTTGACTTCTACAAGTGCCTCAGTGTCTTCTTTTCTTGTTTCTGCTGTGAAGATTGGCAAGGTGTAAGTTGTGTCGTCAACCTTCTTGATATCTCCGAATGTTTTTACCGCTTGCTCTTGAATGTTGTTAGCTAATGTTTGAATGTTTGTCATTTTTAATCTCTCCGTTTCCTTATTGGTATGACTTTAGTATATACCATAGTAAGACTACTGTCAACACTTCTGATAAAAAAAAATAAAAACCCCTCGAAAGGGGTTCAACTTGTTAAGACAAACAAGAGAATTATCACACTGAATATAAAGCCAACAAGGAATAAGGAGTTCTCGTTTTTGGTACCATGAGTTAGCATACCCACCACACCCCATACACCAAGGAAGACACACGCAACTATCATGAACAATGTAGCCATCAAGCACCACTCGTGATCGTAAAGTTGTGTGAGTCATACAAACCAACAAGACCAGTGTAGTTTGATTTGCTGTACAACTTAAATCTTACAAAGTAAACTCCAGAGCCATGCTTTCTCAACTGATATAGCTTGGCACTCTTGAGAGGCGTAGACCCTGTGAATGAACCTGTAAAGGTTGCCGTCGGGATGATCTTAGAAGATGTGCTCTTGTAGATAATTGCCTCGTAGTAATACTTCTTGGAGCCTTTCTTCTCGGCTTTAAAGTCAACTGTAGTGGCTTTGGTTGTATAGGTATAAGCATCAACGTAAACTCTGGCGGTTACACCCTTATCAGATGTACTCCATCCACCCCATGCGGCTTGTGCTGGAGTGGCGATACTTGTGAATAATACTACTAGGGTAATACCAACAATCATCATAAGTTTTTTCATTTTAGTTTTCCTCCTTGATAAATCCGTTTTCTTTTAACTCGTTATACATAGCCGTTAAAATGTGAAGCTCTTTTGGGGTAAGTGCATTAGCAGAATACTTGTTATATATATTCTCGGCTGATGCTCTTAGTTTATATTCTCCAGTTAGCACGGCTCCAAGAACGTCATACTTGTGTAGTTTACTAAGGTGATTGTACTGGCTTGCAATCGCCCCAGAATGTAAAATTAAATGAATTACATCCTTGTGAGGTTTTCCATTACAGATATAACATAAGTTTTCCATATCTTCAAATTCTTTTTGACTTAGATATAGCATTTAGTTTGCCTCCTCAATAGTTAATACTTGATCGTTCCATGACTCGAAGGTTGTACCCATGAGGTGGCTTCCTCCAAGCATTCTTCCTGTGACGTATATAGAATCTTGAGCATAGTCAACCTTCTCAGAAGGAATGTTTGACGTGATAATCTGACCAAGGTTACTTACAAACATTACATTTCCGTAAACATCAGTGCCAACAATTTTGAGTCTGTCCTCGAAGTGTTTACTCATTAGATAAGCCCCTCCTTTTTAAGTCTCGTTAATGCCTCCTCAATAGCCGCCCTAGCGTTTTCCACGCCGTTAAATTCATAGACATCGTGAATCTCTTCCAGAACGTCCTTAACGGTTTTTTGAACCTCCCAAGCTCCACCAGTGACGATATACAGCAAGTCATTTAAGTGTATCTTGTTGAGATGTTTGTAATCATCTTTCCAATCTTTATGACCTGAAATAACACAGTTTACCATGTACTCTCTTAAATGTAGGGGGTCACCACTATATCTATTAGCCTTATCAAACATCATATTAAGAGCCTTTCCTTGTTCATAGGTCAATACAATCGTTCTTGGTTTATTCATTTTCTTTTCCTCCTCGGTTTTCAATCTTGGCAAAGAGTGAGTCGATAACTCTTGAGCCCCACCAAAGTGTATTTACAACAACAATCAGTATTATGAGTATTGCTACAGTATGACTCATAAAGATAATTCGCTCCCCTCTGAGTGCTTGCTTGTATCGTACCATTCTTCTAGTTTACTTGTCAACAACTTTTTGTTGTATGCTTTTTCTTGTTCCCTTCTAGCTGTAGCCACTGAGCATTTGAACAATGGGGCGACAAACTCTTCGAGGTTAAACCCACAATATCTCAAGAATATCATGTCCTCACCATTATCTTTGTACGGTGCCTTCTCGGTGCGACACTTTTCAAGGATGCTAAATACCTTATCTAGGTTGCTTGGCTCATACTTTCTCTTGAGTTGTTCCCCTAGCTCTTTGATTTGCTTAGAGATGGCGCAACTCTCAAGGCATTCCCTTTCAGGAAGTGTACAAGTAAGTTCGTGCTTTTCCTCCAATAGTGTGATCTCATGCAGGATTTTTTGTCTTCTGTTCATGTCGTTTCATTCTCCTCTCGTATCTCTTGATGAATCCTATAACGTCAAATTCAATTGACTTACCTTTTGGGTCTGGTATTTCCTTGATGTAAAACACAGTAATAACTCTTTTGGTTGTTGGGTTGAACACAGCGGTAATACGCTTGCCTTTAAACTTCTTGATTGATCTCATGATGACTCTTGGCTCATTACTGTCAGTGATGCATAGCTTTATGAGTTCGACCCTTCCAGTGAATGCCTCCCAGAATAGCTCTTTACTAATCTTCCTAGTTTTGAGCCTCTCCTCGGCGTGCTTGGCAAAGGTGTAATCTAAAGGGTGTGCACCCCTGAACCAATCGTGCAAAAAGTATTCCGCTTCCTCTGTGAGTTGACCTCGTTTGATGACTGTTTTGCTTACTGACATTGAGGAAGCACCACCTTGTCATGATCTCTAAAATCCTTTAAAAACTCTGCAATGTGTCCATCCAAGTTTCCTGATGTTTCTGCTTCCCAGCGGAAACCACGAGGGATGTAGTCTGGGATGTGCTTCATAGGTTGATTATTTATAATGTGGTCTAAGAGGTATGCTTGGTACAGTAACTCCCATTTAGTGTTCTCGTAGCACCATTTAGTTTCAAGACTGTGAGGGTCAAAGCTCCCATACTCGAAGCATCCTACATCAACTATCATGAGGTCTCCCTCGTAAGTACACATAACGTTTGCTTGATGGAGGTCTGACGGCAACACCTCGGCACGTTTACAGTCTTCTAAGAATTGTGAAATTCTTTTGAGTTGTTTCTCAAGGTCGAACCCTAAAAGGGATTTACTATGGATGTCACATACGTTTTCCCCTACCACTCTATCGACTATCATGAATCCTGCGTCAACTTGGTCAGAGTAAGCGTAAACGTTTGGAGTCATATCTGAATGGTTGAGCTGGCTTAAGATGTAGCCATCAGGCATTTCCTCACCAAGGTTGTGTAATAGCTTGATAACCAGATTGTCACCGAGTCCGAATACTTCTCCAAAGTGACCCTCACCAATGTAAGTTAACTTGTGTTTCATGATGAATCTGTCTCGATCCTCTTGACTGTCCAGTGACTCATAGTAGTCTTCAATAAGTTGATCTTGTGTGAAGTTAAAACCTTCTAATACTTCTACCTCAAGTACGTTAAAGTCACCAATACAAATTGTCTCCCAATGTTTCGCCATGTTTCTCATTCCCCTTTCGTGTTGGTAATGCTGTGGTATTACCTTGTTAATACATAGTATAGATGAAGCCTGTCCAGAGTGCAACACTTTTCTTAAAAATATACCAATTTATTTTCGACAAAAAAAATACACCCCAGAAGGGGTGCACTATAGTTGGTTGAGCAAATTGTTTAAACGTGTTTTGTATTCGTTTCGTTCAACTGTAAGTTCATAGACCCCGTTTTCTAGCTCGTCAATTCTTTCTTGCATTTCTTTTCTTTGTAAGTCACCTTGTTCTTTTAAGTGAACAAAGGCTTTTAGTTGATTATCTTGAGTCCATATTTCAGCTTTTTTAACCCGCAAAAGTTTATCAAGCTCCTCAATTTTATCCCTTGAAGTTTTCAGCTCAAGGCGTGCACCATTGAGGAGGCTCCTGTCTTCCATCCAAGCATCATAACACTGTCTAAGTGCCTCATCTTTTTCGACAAGCTCAGTAGTGATAAGTGCTTTGTTATAAAATAAATTCTCCAGCCATTTCCACATTACAGGGTTCCTCCTTGTATCCTGTAGACCAGCTCAGTTATCTCACTAGCTAAGTCATCAGACGTTCCATTGTTATTGATAACATAATCAGGCTCAAAACCGTCAAGGGTATTCTCTGTCTCGTTACTTAAATACTCTGGACTGATTGTCTCCCCGAGGTTGAGCATTCTCTCGAT